TGTAGGGCCGAAATTGGGTTGCCAATACTCGACCCCGCTCCTTGGATGGAAGGTCTTACTGAACGAGAAATACTCGAAAAGGAACTTAATATTTGGAGGACCGGCGGTCAGCAGCCTCCTGGTCAGCAAGGCGGCGGTATGGACTTCGCATCAATGTTCGGCGGAGGCGAAGAAACTCCTCCTGAAGAATCTTATGAAGAATCTCCCACCGACGAAGAATATTCCCAGGAAGACGTTGATAATACATTAACGGAAGCCGAAGACCTTCTAGCATCCTTGGAGGAATAAATAAATGGTTCGGTATAGGTTTACAGGAAAGGCAGGTCATCTTTACGAAATGTATTTTGATGATGCCATGAAACTTAACTTTAACTGTCCAAAGTCTTATAAGGACGGGGAAGGCCAGGGAAGTTGCAAAGGTTATACGCCGGGTTTTGGAAAGCCGGAAAGCAAACCAACTAAAAAAGCTGAAAAAGTTACAGGGAAATCTACTGAGGTTTCTGGTACACAAATTTCGGAAATTAAGACGTCCAAAGACTACAAATCAGCTAGCCCTGAATCCAAGTTGGCTTTCTTACAGTCAGAAATTGCAAAGGGCAAACAGTCCACTACACTGCCAGATGGCAGTCCGATAATGGATATTAAATCAAAGGTCAGTCAACTCTCCAAAAAATTAGGAACAAGTCCATCAACTAAAGGTCCAAAAATATCCAAGGAAGTTGCTACTTCTATTACGTCTACCAAAAAAGCTATTGCCAAAATTGCGCAGGAAGTAAAATCTGGCAAAGTGACTCCTGAAAGTAAACAAACACTAAAATCTGAAGTCGAAAAATTAAGGAGTTCAAAGCCTCAGAAACCGTTACCTGTAAAAACTAAAGTACTTAATGAAGCTTCAATTTCAGAAGGCACAAAAAAAGAATTAGCTACCAAAATCGAACCAAAAGCAGATAAAACTACACAGAAAAATTTTGATGAATTTGTGGCATCTAAGAAAACATACTTAGATAACACACAAATTGATATTTCCGATCTATCAAAACCAGAAACAACATCTGTATTAATTAACCTAGCATTTTTCGATAAATCAGGTAAGGACTATCTTGATTCAGTAGTCAAAATGGCTAACCTGAATGCAAAATCAGATTCTGATAAGGCAAGAATTGAAACCGCTGTTTGGATGCTTAACAATACGAAAAACGGTAACTACCAAAAGTTGCAGAACTGGGCATCTTACGACGGTAAAATACTTGATTACCAAAAGGGTAAAAACAAAGATCCTGGAATAAAAGAAATGTCTGATAATATAGAAGGCATACTTCGAGATGCGCCCAAATTTAATGGAGAAGTATTTCGCGGCATTGGAAATTTACCAGACGATGTATACAGTAATATATTGAACTCAAAAGAACTTAATTGGAATACATTAAGTGCCACAACAGCTGATAAAAACATAGCAATGAAGTATGCTACTGGTACAGTTGATAGTGGTTCAAAAGGTAATAAAAACAACAATAGCATCGTTTTCAACATTAAGAAGTCTAAGTCCGGTGTTTACATTAGTGATAATATTTCATTTGCTGGCTTAAGCGAAGTACTTGTACCAAAAGATTCTAAATATATTGTGGTTGGTACACGGGACGAGGACTACGTTGACCCAAATGGCAACATACGAAAAATAAAAATAATGGAATTAGAGGAAAAATAAATGGATGCTAGGTACACGTTCGATCCAGATACTATAGAAATAGTACCAAAGGATAGCGATAAGTCCGATTTAGATGATGTACTAGACAGAATATCAAGTTTGGAAAAGGAGATCAAACAACTAAAGAAGGCCTTTGATAAGGTCAAGCAAAACGCCTCTTACCAAGACTTTGCAACACCTTCCAAACTTGACTCAGAAGTCGAAGACATCCTAACTAGCATCAAGGACGACGTAATGACTTCAATCAAGAAAACCAAATACTTCGCAAAAAAAGTTAATGAAACGTCTTGAAACGTTATCTTTTATTTAGTCGTTCCATTAAACGTTTCATACTTATTTTATGGTCCTGCAAGAATCGGCGATCGTGTTCGTAGTCTTGAGCAGCCGCTCGTTGATGTACGTCGTTTAAATTTTGGTAGAACAATTTAACCATTTTCAATCACCTCCTAGGCAGTATTTTAAATATAGTGAATAGCTTTTAACGTATTTATAACTTTTTATATAACAATTATATTTTTATTATGGAGTCACCCATTAATGTCACTTAAATCAAAATTAACTAAGAAAAAAGCAAAAGCCAAGAAGTCTGACCGTTCCAAACTAAAGGGCAAAACATTTCTAATTAAGCCCGATGGATCGCGTACTGAAATTCCAGAGGTGAGTCCTGAAAAGTTAAGTCGCGAAGAACAATTTCTGGAACGTTGGCAAGACCTTATTGACTCTGGTATTGAAATTGATGATAGTGACATTCCGGAAGACATGCTTGATGTTTGGTACGACTTCGAAGAAGACATCAAGCCTAAGTTAGCCGAAAAGAATTGGGCATTATGGTCGGCTATTTTCTTGCCATTGATTTTGCCGAGTTACGTGCAAGGGGTTACAGGCAAAGTTGAATTACCGCCTGACGCAATAAAACCCAGTGTGATGCCGCAAGCTCCAAAACCGGAGAAAGTTGCTGACTATGCCCGTGACTATTTCCAAAATCACGGCCTAGAACTTTGCAAAACATTATCCGAAACCGATCTCAAAAACCTTAAACAACAGATGGTCGCAAATTGGGGTAAGGGCGAAGACTTTTTTAAAGATTCTTTCCAGGAAGACTACACGGATTCTAAAGCTAGGTTAGACACAATTTATAGGACAGAATACGTTATTGCCCAAAACGAAGGTATGATGGCTAGGGCGAAAGATGCCGGCCATAAATTCAAAGTCTGGAACTGTGCCTTGGATGAAAGATCGTGTCCTGAGTGCTCAGCATTACATGGCACTTCTATTCCGTTTGACGAAGAGTTTCCGAGCGAGGAAGGTGGCTTAATGAGACCGCCCCGACACCCAAACTGTCGTTGTGTGATTACATCCCTTACAGAAGATGATTATGACCAAGAAGGCGTTCGAGAGGATGCTGCTTATTTAAATGGTGCTAGTAATTTTATAAAATTAAATTATAAATGTAAATCTGGTACTGTTGATGATAGTAATAAATGCGGTGATAGTGATAAAAATGTACAAGAAAATGGTGAAACCTTCAATAGCTTTAAATATGGTCACGATTCATTCCATGAATATCCTGCAAAAGTAGCAGACTCGAAGCTTATAAAATACAATAATAATATTTCAAACTATTCTGAAAATATTAGGATATCTGGAATGAGACTTGTTCACAGAACAGGTGATAATAACAGACAAGATGAAGCAAGGAACCAAATTAAAACAGAAATAATAAGTGGTACACAACTCGGTAAATATTTGCAAGATAAAATAATTGCAGAAACTCGTGCATTTGAAGAAAAGCCAGTTACATTGTACCGCGCAGGGAAATATAACCAAGATATTATAGAAAGTTATACTACCAACCCATCTGGAGCATTTACATCTACGTTTGATGATCAACCACCTGGTAACGATTTTCATATGGAATGGTCACAACTAAAAAATGATGGCTGGCAGATTTTAAATGGTGTTTTACAAGATGCTAGATATCCAGAAGAATATGAAGTTACTTTAATTAACATGAAAAAATTAGGATTACAAAAACAAGACACTGCATACTTAGACGTTGTCAATGATTTTATCAAACTGAATTATAACTGTCCGGCAAGTGAAAAACAAGGCGAAGGTCCTGGCAGTTGTTCTAATAAATCATCAGCAATTTCTATGTATGACTTACCAAAAAAACATTCTGGATTAGAATTTTATTCTAGTTTATATAAAATTGATTCTGATATTAATGACGTTATACGACAAAAAGTAGAAGATAGTTCAGACTATAATTTATTTAGTACATTAAGTGATAAATGGTTACGAAACGTTGATACAGAAGCACGGGAAGATGCTATTAAGATAGTTGAACAGAATAAAGTTCTTCGATCGTATTTATTACACGAATCGTTTGGTTTAGAATTACCAAAATCGTTGAAACTTTATAGGGTAGGACCTATTAAACCATATTCTACAAATAGTTTTTTCGTTAATAAAGAATCTGCTGAAAGTTACCAGAAACGCATGGGCATACACTCTATAGATTCGTATGAAGTTTCTATACAAGATGTAATACCTAGCCTAAGTGGGTCAGGTGAAGTATGGGTACCAGGAGATAACGAATCATTGAAACAAGACTCCGATTACCTAAATGACGTTACTGATTTTATTAAATTAAATTATAAGTGCCCGGAAAACCCTCCAGGATCTGGTAACTTTACTTGTAATAACGATAATAATACTTCTAAAAATATAGAATATAATAAATTAACACTTTTGGAAGAAAAAAATAGAAATAAACGCAATATCATCAAAAATAAATTAAATCAAATAAGAAACTCATATAAAAGTATTATAGAAAGTTCAGACGCTTTCAAGCAATCAAACAAAAATATTGTTGATAAAAAAATATTAATTAAGCAATTAGAAAATAATTTAATAAACAAATATGGTTTCCTGCCAAATGAGCAAGACTTAGATTACGTTAAAGATAAAGAAATACTTCATAATGAATATAGCGAATTAAATAAACTTAAAGCCACTCTTGATAATATCCGAAACAATGAAATAACTAAATTAGAGAATAATCCAAAAACTCAAAAAATTATAAACCTTCATAAGAAGTTATCTAATATTAATAGCGATTTGAATGATCAGATATTGCAACACAGGAAAAAAGATTCAACTGCAAAACAACAAATAATAAATAGTATAAAAAATATAGATCTTTCTGAACGCGAACTTTCAATATTAACAGGCTATTCAGGATCTTCAAAAGCAACAGCATATAATCAATTATCTTCTGATTTACCAACAAAATATACTAAAGAAGAAGAACAAGAACTTATACAAGAATCTAACGAGCTAGAAAATATTATTAATAAGTTTAAATTACCAGAACAAACAAAAGTTTTAAAAGGATTAAACGAAGAAACAAAAAATATTCTAAGTTCATTAGGAGCTTTTGAAATAGGCAACGAATTTAACTATTCTGGATTTATTAGTACTACATTTAGCAAGAATGTTGCTGATCAATTTGCGACATATAATAATAATGGTAAAAAAATATTAGCTGAATTTATTTTGCCTAAAGGTACTCCAGCTGCATATATTGATACTATTTCTAAATATAAACACGAAGATGAATTACTAGTCAATAGAAATTTAGACTTTGTTTGCGATGACATAATAGAAGATTCTAAATCAAAAACTTATATATTTAAATCTATTAATAATATTAAACAGGACTCCGCCTACCTAAATGACGTTACTGATTTCATTAAATTAAATTATAAGTGTCCTGAAAATCCTCCCGGATCTGACAATTTCACATGCCCAGATAAACAAGAAACTCCTATAAGCAAGGTGTCAAAGGCTGCGTCAATCATTCAAGATGTTCCATATAAAGGTAGTCAAGCAGAATTAGAAATATCAGATAACATGAAAAAGGATGTTGCGCAGAAACTTAAGAATCGTTTGGTACCTACGAAACCAACTATTTTTAATATTATACCCGAATATAATAAACTACTAGAAAAAACCAATGCATTAATACTTTCTGGAAAAACAATTCATGGAATACCACAAAACGAATATAAAGATGCGTTATTATATTATTCTGATAATAGTAGAGATTTAAATAGATTACTATTGAGTACTAACGACCAAGATAGAAAATCTATTGCTTTATATAATGAAGAAACTAAATATTTTAACAAATATATAAATATACTAGATTCACTAGCTGAACAAAGCAAAACAGAAGTTCCTATCACATTATTTAGTGGTATATCTAAGGAAGTATATGACTTCATCCCAAAAAACAATAAGTCATTTAATATTAAGACTTATATTTCATCTACGCCAAGTGAAGAAGTATCCCAACGATTTGCTAACGTAGCCGAAGATCGGCAATCATTAAGAAATTTAGACCAACCAACCAACGATAAATACGTCTTGGAAATAAATACTAAACCAGGAACCCAAGCAATAGCATTAGAAAATTGGACAAAAAATGTGTATGGTAATGAAAAAACATTATATTCCGATCCAGAACATCCAAACAGAACGTATGTTATAAATGAAGATTATTCTGAAAATCCTATAAGACTAGAAGATTGGTATAAAGACATTCATCCGCCTGATGGTCAACATGAAGTCATATTAGGAAGAAAGAATTCATATAAATTTATAAACGAATATAAAAAAGACGGATATACTTATGTCGTAATAGAAGCTAATAACAACGAAATACAACAAGATTCCGCCTACCTAAATGACGTCGCCATGCACTTCAACCAATCATCGATTGTAGATCCAACGTTTCCTGTAATTGCGATGGGTATGTGTTTAGATGGGACAAAAATACTTGGTAATTGGTATTCCGGACATACTGTCAAATACGCATATAAGGTTAATCCAGCACCGGGGCACGCCTGGGTATTCGTTGACGGAGAACCAATTGATAGCTATTACGGCAGGATGCCCCGTACCTATGAATGGATGCATCCTGATAAAATGTTTGATAGTTGGGACGAACTTAATAAATATCAACAGCAGTCTACTGTTACCTGGCGTTGGACACCAACTAATCAAGACCAAGCATATTTAAATGACGTGGCATCTTATATTAAATTAAATTATAAATGCAAAAAAGAAGACAGTCCTGATGGTAGTAATAAGTGTCCAGAAACCGCAAAATCCTCAAAAAGTGATAAAATATTAGATATAAAAGTCACTGTACCAGCAGGAATAGTACCACCAGGAACAACAGCTGCTGAAATTGGTACAAAATTTACTCAACCAAATGGTGCACCAATTCGTGGAACTGTAATTGCGGCAAACGACATAAGAATTCCAAATACCCTCTATCACTTTACAACGCACGGCGACGCAGTAGCTCGCAGTGGTAAACTTCTTGCTGGTGGAGTCGGTGGACTTGGTGGCGACAGACGAGATCAAATCGTATCTATGACAACTGATCCTGAGATAGCATATGCTCTCAAAAACGACATGATATTTGCTGCTAAATATGGCAAAGCGGTTACCGAAAATCCTCCGCCACCACGAGAATGGAACTCGGAAAAGAAGGTATGGGAAGGGGATCGAACCGAATGGTTTAATACAGTGGTTGCTCCTTTGTTAATACAAAAAGCAACAGAAGATGGATTTAGTAAGTTTGATCCGCACAATGACGCATTAATGGTACCAGAAAGTTATGGACCGGATGATCATCTCCGTAGTTATTTCCATTCTCGGGAATCAAGTAATCGCGAACAAGGTAAAGAAACACCTGCCAAATTCAAAAATCCGCGTATATATACAGAGACATCAGAATTGGCAAAAATTGATCCGAACGATATAAAGGTTGTAACTATCCCGAAGAAAAATCTGGATCAAGGCCAGTTACTAACTGACTTTGATTTGGATAATCCGTTTGGCTTAAAAGAAATTCGTTCGTATGGTGATATTCCACTAGAGACTCCTGTAAAACTGAATACTAATGTTGCATATTTAGACGATGTTTCAGAATTTATAAAACAAAATTATAAATGTGAATTTAATGGCACAGATTTTAAGTGCGACCTACCAGAACCAACAAATAACGATTCCAAAAATCTAAGTACTGACGACAAGTCCGTCCTGAACTATTATACATCATACGGCTACGGCAAAATAAATTCCTACCTTCGCGACAAAACAAACCACAAAGGTAATAACACCCCGCAAGAACTCGAAACCACTAAACAAGCTGTATCCAAACTTGAAACCATTATAGCCAAAAACAAATTATCAAAACCACTTACAGTCTTTAAAGGCGTTTCAAGAGTAACCTTTAAAGAATATGGCATGCCCGAAGTCGGCAAAGTATTCACTGATAACGGATTTTGTTCGACATCAACTGACCTCAAGATAGCTACCCAACATGCTAATTCAGGCAATGCTGGAGCATTAATAAAAGGCGGCCCCTCCAAAGGCATTATAATGCGTTATACGTTGCCAGAAGGCACTGAAGCCGTTATAATCCCAACAAGCGAACAGGAAATTCTTGTCCAGCACGGTACCCAATTCAAGATAACTAGTATTCAAAAGGACAAAAAATACTGGACCGTAGACGCAGAAGTGGTTACTAATCCAAACCGCAACATACTAAATAATAACAACCAAGCAATTAATTGGATGGAAACTAAGTCATTTTCTAAATTATTATCAGATTGGAAAACCGGTACTTTCATTTCAACAGACGAAGATCTAGAATTAAAAGAATTAATAAAAGAACAAGCATTTGATAAAAAGCCTAAAGTAGTATCAGAAAACGAATTAAATCAAATTATATCATCCGGTAACACTGAGTTATACCGAGGATTTTCAAATGAACAAACAATAGAACAATTTAAAAACGGAGAATATTATATTGGAAAAGGTTTATACGGAAATGGTACATATGCAACAAATAATTCTGATACTGCCAAACTATATGGAGCAAACATATCCCATATGGCACTTGATAAATCTGCCAAAGTAATATCAGAAGAAAAATTGATCCAAGAACAACAAAGTTTCGTGGATTCGTTGGATAGTCAAAAACGATATACGCCAGAATATGCAGACGCAGACGAAAAAATAAGCCTATTAATTCATTTAGCAACAGACAACGGAAGATTTGCCACCTTAAAAGGATATGATGCTATTACACTTTCTAATGGAAATACAATCGTACTAAATAGAGGAAAGTTAATAATATCTGATCAAGAGCAAAAATCAGATTCGTATAAAAAATCTAAACTAGCGAAAGTGAGACATACTAAGCATAATGAAGCCTACTTAGATGAAGTAACCAATTTCATTAAACTGAATTATAACTGCCCGGAAAACGAAAAAGTAGGAACCGGTCCTGGAAGTTGCGGCGGTTCAAAATCAGATCGTATACAACGCAAAATACAATCAATAAATGACATAAATAAAGTTAACAAAATACTAAATAATATTGATAATTATCGTCAGAAATTATTTGCACGAAAAGCTATTAACAAAGACCCAAAAAAAATTACTGATATAAACAATTCAATATCTTCATTGTACGACAATTATGAATATCCACTCTTTATAAGAAAAGCTCAATTAGAGTTTAAACCACCGTCTGGCCCATATAGAAACCCCTACGAAAATGTTGTCAAAACCACCGAAAAAATACTATCATCTAATAAAGAGTATGAGAAATCAATGATAACATATGTAGAAGATAGTCATTATATTACAAGAGAACTTCTTAGAGATCCTGATATGGTTAGAGAGGTTGTATCGCCATCTGAAAAGTCTTCATATATCACTAAACATAAATTAGACGATAATTTTAGTTTAACGTATAATAACGTCATAGCAAACATGGACAAAATTATGAAAAGTAGCGTATTGTCTGACAAAATTATAACGTATTCTGGCTTAAGCAAAGATCTCTGGGATAAACTGCCTAAAGATGCAAATTCTGAATTTTCGGTACCAACTTTCATCAGTTCTAGTGCAGACAAAGACGTCGCAAAAGGTTTTGCATCGTTTCGAAACCCTAACAAGGATGAACTATATTTCTTGGAAATTAGGTCAAAGCCTGGGACGCACGTTATTGCAACAGAACAAGTTGCTATCCGTCAACACTTGGGCGGAAGTTGGACAATAGGCGAAGGTGGCGTGCCTGGCGGAAAAGGCTCGCAGCAAGAACTCATAATGAATAGAGGTCAGTCTTATAAGGTCGTTGGTATAGAACAAGATGGCAACTTCAAAAAACTCATCGTGGAGACAGTATAAAATGTCTGAAGATCGTTTCTTTCTTGATAATATTGTTATTGTGCCTAAATTATCTAAAAAACAATATTTAGCTGATGCAAATGATTTTATCAAACTAAATTATAACTGCCCAGACGATGAAAAGACTGGTAGTGGTCCTGGATCGTGTAGTAATGATGACAGATCTAGCAATATGTTAGATAAATATGCAACCGCAGTATCTGAACTTAGATCGGCTCAATTGGCTATAGAAAATCGAAAACTCAAAGGAATAGAAGATATACGAAGAGCTAATATAGCTCATATACCTCACGGTATAGAAGATGCCCAAGAGTCTAAAAAAAGAGATTTAATAAAATTATATGATAACTTAAAAACTGCGATATCTAATTTAAGATCATTCACGGGAAGATCTGATAACATAGATATTGAAGGAAAAAAATTTGTTATGTCATCTGATAAAAAGAAATATATTGTAAATAGTGGAAAGAATATTTCAGTAGATGATAAAAAAATTCTTCGCAATTATACTCAAAAAGAAAATATATATATGATCCAGCGAATGCTCAGAGGCGAAACAGATATAGCAGAAGTTTCGAAAAAGGTTGGAGTGAAGTTACCTGAAGGAGAATCATACGAATCTTTATTGAGCAAACAATCAGATGATATAAGTGATATCATAAAAAAATATTCGATTAATGAAGACATAACAACTTACCGAGGAGGAGATACGTATTTAATTGACATACTAGAACGGGCAGAACCTGGAGATATTATACCAATACAAACATTTACATCCACTTCCGTTGAGGAACGGGGTGCTAGAAAATTTTCTGATAGCGAAATAATAGAATATAGAATTCCTAAGTACGCTAGCGCTATGTCATTAGAATCTGTATCTAAATTTAAATCAGAACATGAAGTATTACTTGATAAAAATATTAATGTCAAATTGATCAGTTATAAAGTTATTAATCGTAAAGGTTCAAATGAGCAAGAACGAAGAGCCATAGTCGAAGTTATACCAGAAAGCGACATGAAAGTTAATAGGTCAAGTATCGATCCATCAGAAACTCCTGTAAAACAGTATTTAGAAGATGTTACTAATTTTATAAAGTCCAACGCCAACTGCAAGGAATCCGAGAAGGTAGGCGGCGAACATCCGTGCAGTAATGGACAATCCAACGACTTAAAGCAAGAATTTATCCGAATTAAAAATAAGAAAGACTTAATAACTTTCATAACAACTAACTATCCTGGTATATCAGAAGCAGAATATTCATTTTTAATAGAAAATAATTCGGTTTCAGAAGCTAAAAAAGTCTTAGATTATTATATTGGTAGAGAAGAAGAATTAAAAACAAAGAAGCAAGCATCTGAAAATAAGGAAAAGTATTTTAATAGATTAAAGGATTCTCTAGATATTATTGATGTCTCTAGTGTAGATAGCAAAAATGAACCGATAAACAACATCTGGTTAAAAGCTATCGGCGGAAAATTACCAGAAAACGATCCATCATACTATTATCATTCTACTACTATTGATAAAATGGGATCAATTGCTGAACATGGTTTAGTACCAAAAAAGTCAGATCCAAACTTTAGCCAAGAAATTAACCCTAATACAGATCTTAACTTCTTTTCCGGTGACATAAGCCGCATGGAATATTGGAGTAAACGTATCTTTACAGATGACTACTCATATACGGACGGCAAATTTGCTAGGATTCCAATTATATTAAGAGTAAAAAGAGAAAAAGTATCAAACGTGAAAGAAGTAGGAGTTGGGTACGAATTCAGGACTAAGTCTAACGTATCTAGTAAGTCGTTAGAAATGTGGAAAAATGGTAAGTGGATTCCTATAAAATAGTAATTTGCCGGCTTTACTCATTGAAAAAGAAAGAAACCAGGTTTTAAGTTCCTTTCCTTCTCCTTTGAGGGTTGTGGTGCACTTTACTAAACGTTGTTCTAGTATATAAAGCTTTTGGTCATATTCAATCTAGTGGTTGGTTAAATATTCTTGGTCGTACTGCTAATGCCATGAAGAATTCTGAGATAGTTTTTGGTGTTTCATGCCACTTTATAGAATTTGGTAATCCATCCACGAGTAATTTGGCTTGCCTAATAGCTTCTCCGTGCGTTATAAAGTCTTGGCTAAGTTTATTACCTTCTGGAGACTTTAGTATGACTTGCGCACCCATCGAATCTGTGACTGCCATTACGTGATGACCATCGTACATTCCAATGTCTGTTGCTTCTGGTTTCAAATCTATTCACCTTAAAACTACTTATTACTTATGAATATAAGTAGTTTTTGGTTAGAAGTTACCATTCGTCATATTTATAATATAACCAAGATGGATCCAACATTATGCAAATTTTTTGAAGACCAAGACATATTAACGACCCTATTATAGCAATAAATGCATATACGAATTCAGAATTAGATGCATATACAATTCCTGCTGCAATGCATGCTAATCCGCTTAATGTGAATAGTAGACTACCAAACATATGTATTGGTAATAATATTATATATAATAATGCTTTTAGAATTTTATTCATAATTATTCAGGTCGTATGGTTTCTATTGACCATCCTTCTTTTAAAACGTTTATGGGGTGAGTAGGCTAAAGGCAGATCGGAAAGGAGGCAACTAACTGTTCTTTGCCTTTAGCCAATTACTGATTAATTTGATAGTATTTAAAGGTATTGCTTAATATCAGGTTACCATTTATGCAGTCTTATTCCGGGATCAAACGATTCCAAGAATTTATAATCATCATAGTAATAATAATTTCTTATTTCGCCATTACAATATATTACAATTACATAGTTATCTTCTGGATACAATTGGTATTTCGGTAATTTAGATAGTTCATAGTGAATCTTATTATGAATATCCTTATAGGAATCTTCTTGATAGGAATAACAAACTAATTGGTAAGCAGATTTTACAGGATGTTGCCAAGAATTGTATTTGTAACTGGCCCTGGCTAAGTCAGAAACATTTCTATGATAGGTTTTGATGTCTTGGCCTAAGCGTGGCGGCTTATTTTGGATTTTAGATTTAACATAAATGATGTTTTTCATTATGGTAAACCAATATTAAGGCGTTGAGTTATTTCTCTTTTGGATCCTTTAAGTACTTCAATTTGTAGTTCAGTTGGCATCTTAGCAATTTTAGCGGCAACTGATATTGCTAAGTGGCCTTCTCGAACTCTATTAATTAATTCTGGGCATCCATATTTTAGAACTGTTCGACCAAATTGTACTGTCTGCCTAGATAGTCCATACTTTTCTGCCATTAAATAAGAAACTCTACCGTCTTTCAAGTCTGTTAGTTTTTTGCCCATCCTGGCTTTGGCTTGGTGCATTAATGAATCGTTAAATGTATCGTGTGCCGCTAATAGTGCCTTTTGGGCAGTCTTTAATCTGGATCCATATTCGTATCCGAATTGCATATTCCTAACTGGATCGTTCATTATTTCACCTTCTAAAAATTTAAATGTTTATTCCTGCCTTAGCAAGTTGCTTAGTATAGGTCTTAGCAATTTTAGTTGCGGCTGCGGCTTGTTTTGCACTCCAGTACTTACCGGAAGTCAGCCAATCTGCCAAGGAATGTCCGAAATCTGTGTCTCTGCCGTTAAAGCCAACTCCGTCTTTGGTTACAGCTCCGTCACATTGTCCTGCCAAGTATAGTATGGCTTGCTCTACTGGAGTCCTTATTGGAGTTCCAACGGGTTTGGAAGTATTCTTATATGTATTGGCTGGTTTTTGTTCTGGCTGAGAATTTACTTGGACGTATTCTGCTTGATGGATTTCTGGTTCGTTGCCATTTCTTAAGGCAGCCTTAAACCAAGGTTGGAATAACTTATTGCACCGGGCGTAGAACCCTTGCCAGCTGCTGTCAAGTATATAGGTCCTGGAGTAGTCGGTTACGGTTCTCGTACACCTGCCAGCGGCTTGCATTACTGAGACTGCAGTATTCATGTTATAGCGTTTGTAGCGGTCTCGTTCGTTTCTAGCCATTACGAACTCATCTTTAATGTTTTCGAATGTCATCTTTGCTATAACGTTAGTTGGGTAGTCCGGTCCTTTAAGGTCTAAGCCCTCTTCGAAATTTACTGACAGGAATATTGCTTCTGAAGCTTTCAGGAACTTGTTTTTGGATCCTTCGCGATCTTTCTGTTCCTGAAGGATAGTAATGGCCTTTACGGAAGCAGGCATGCTATCATAAATCATGCTAGCTACAACATAACTACCGCAGTGAACCATTGTCTTCTTGTGATGGGCATTGTGGAGTTCTGCGATCCTAGAAGCTATCTTTGGAGCAGTCTTATTACGTTCCTGATAAGACATTGAACCAATTGGTTCGTAAATGCACAAGCGGTTCTCAACTGGTATTGGGTGCTGTATTCTAACTTCTTGGTACTTATCAGTCAGGATGCCAGTTGTCGGCGTGCCTGATGCCAATACTACGAATTCTAAGCCTTCAATCATTGCTTCGAATTCGGACCGGCCGTCTAATAATCTAAACTTCCGATCCTTATCAATGATATAAGGGTGACCTGCATCTAAATGAGCTAAGACTTTCGTGCATTTATGGGCTTCGCGATCAGCTTTGCTTCGTTCCTGGTTGAGTTTAACCTTGGTTTTTAGGTCCTTGGTCAACTGGATCTGTTTGGACAACTCATCAACGATCTTAGTAAGCTTATGGTAGTATGCGGTCAAGCTCGGTATCAAGTTCCTTAAGTCAACTTCTTCTGGCATGAGCAAAGTTGCGCGGTCTATTAGGGTCTTTTCAAGGCCAGCGGATTCATCGATTAGTAGTATTGTGGTTTCTTGCCTAATCGGTCCAGGCATCTGATAACGGGCTAAAGTAGTTGCGCCAAAGTTCGATGCCATAAACTTTGTTCGAGCCATCTGATATTGGCAGGATGCGCAAACTTGGTTGGCTTCTCGTGCATCGTCCCAAGTGTCGTATGGGCAATCATCGGCACAAGCTTTGGAGTCACCTAATGCTTCTTGGAGTACTGGACACTTGTAGTTAGCTTTGCCCTTAAGGACTGGCATTGCACTGAAGGCTTTGGTGTCCTCAAGTTGGTTAACAAGGGCTACTAAGGGTGTAGTATAGATTACACGGCCTTGAACCATCTCAGAAAGTATTCGACCTACCACATATAAGTCTAAGCTCTTGCCAGCAGCAGTTGGGGCATTAAGCTCGACTACTTTTTCGCCGTTCTCAAAAGCTTCCAATATTTGGTGAATGGCTTCGGCTTGTCCTGGTTGGAAGCTTGGATACGGATTGTATTGATCTATGTTCGTCATAAGTCCTCCACTAACTACTAGTACCTATGAGAATAAATAGTTTTTGGTACGTCATTTCGTAAAAATTATAATATTAGATATTATTTGATTATAATGAATAGAAGTCAAGATAATAAAAACAGCGAAATAATATTAGTGGACATCCCGGAAGGTCAGATTGTACTAAAGTACAAGCCAACCATTAAAGACAATCTAAGTTGGCAAGAATATCAGGAACACATTATTAGAAAATAATAAAAACATAATTTTTATTCCACACGACCCAACAACCAGGACTGGAAAGACTTGCTTTCGATTACAGGCTCAGACTTCTTGGAACGTTCGACTAATACGGTTTCAGACACTTCAGATCACAATATCGAGTTTATTGAGTTACTATAAGTAGTTTTTGGTTTGAAAGTCGTAAAAATCATTTCATAACCATTTATTTGATTATAATATTTTTGATACATTATTCGTAAAATCCTCCTATTTAGTTATTATTTGATTATATTATAATATAAGGTGATTTTATACCGTTTAAAGATGTTCATGCGGCTAGGATATCAGATCCCGCCAAATATGACAAAATAGTAACCAAGGACCTGGGAGGTGGCGTTCAACTCCTTTTAGGATACTTCAAGGACGGAGATGAAGAGAAATCTGAACCTCAATCTTACCACTTCGATAAGGAAAAGTTCACTTCGAAGGACGTCAAAAAATACCTCAAGGAGCATGATTTGAAACCCATTGAATTAGAATTTGCTGAAAAGGACAATAAGGAATCTAATGATATCAAAGAAAATTCTAATTGCAAAGAGTCCGAAAAACAAGGTGAAGGTCCTGGATCATGTGGCGGCAGTAAAATTACTAATGAAAATAAAACCCCTAAAAAATTAAAATCTTCATCTAAATTATCTAGTGAAGAATTTTCAAATGCTGAACATAAAAAATTACTCACGCCTAAAGCAAGTTCTGCTAAATTTAACAAAGAACAATCAAATAAATTAAATGATCTTTTTAATAAATATGATAAATATAAACAGATGTTTGATGTTCATTCAAAGATGGGCATTGTTTCTAGGAAAGAATTCAAAGAAGCAATGCACCTTATAGAATCAGCAGATGTTATTAACAAAGAACTATCAAAAGAATTAAAATTTAAAGTTAGTAATGTCAATTACGAAAAAATAAGTCGTGAATACCTTGATAAAGTCGAGATAATAGAATACGGAATGAGTGATCCCGGAAAAAATCCGGAAATAGGACCATTAGATAGAAGACGTATTTTAACAGTTGCTCATGATAAGGACGGCTATAAGCCGGTAATAGATCAATATCATAAATTTTTAGAGGATAAAGACGATTATAAGGAAGCTATTCGGCATTACGTTCACGAAAATCCTTTTTCACCGTCTGATAGTTTATATAAAAATGTTAATCTCTTATTATCTGGTAAAGAACCTAAAAACTCAGAGAAATCAAAAAAATTAATATCTGATTTAGATTCAATGTTTGATAATGCTCCTCCAACACCGGTTGATATGGTGGTTTGGAGAGGAGGAACAGATGGTGATAAAAAACGTATGTTAGATGCTGGAAATGGAGATTTTAATAATTTAATAGGACATGTCAAAGAGCAAAAAGCATATACTAGTTGTACTATGAGCGAACGAATTGCAGATGCATTTGCATCCAAAAATTTCTTTGCTGGACCATCTGCTAATGGATTAATATACGAGATAACTATTCCAAAAGGATCTAGAGCTATTGCCACTAGTAATGTAGGATCGGAATTAGATGAAGCAGAAATATTAGTCGATAGAGGAGCAAATATCCTTATAACTGGCGTAGAAGATCTTGGAACAAATGGAAAGTTCAAAATAAAAGGTATTCTCGTATCACATGGCGGTAAGTAACATGATAGAAGATCGATGGATTGCAGAAAACAACGAAGAAATTTCTATAAGAAAACCTTCTATTGATGAAATAGAAATTAATAATTTAATTGATCCTGCAATCAAAGAAAACGCGATAGTAAGCAGAAAGGGCGAAACATTCCAGGAAACACAGTCCACGGATAGGTTCCCAGAAAGGATTTCTGATAACGTGCGTCAAGATGAAGTCGAGGAAATAGCTTCTAGTATGATGACAGAAATTGCACCAGAAACGTTGGAAGTTTTGGAACCTTCTGAAGAGGAAATTTTCGAAAGTCCTGACGAAGAAGTTATCGAAGAAGTTTCTGAAGAAGTTTCTGAAGTGCCTGACGATAGTTCTAAAAAGTATGACTGGGAACCAGAAACTTCTAAGCAAGATTTCATGGAATGGTCAAAAGGTGAATCCGGAGAGGTTTCTAAACGTCCTTTAATGAAATGGTTCCTAGACATTGATGCAGGGGATGGACAACTTCCAGAAAATTATAGGTATCCTGTTGGCGCGATTAAGGAAGACGGACCCCATTACTGTCCGATAGCCATGGACCATAGTTGGGAATTAGCATCTGGTAAACAAACTGGCATAGCTAACCGTAACATTCAAAAGAAAATAATATTCTTAAAGAATCGGGAAGGCTTTTCACTTAACGATGATCAAATGGACTTTACTGAACGGCACATGTCTGCTGAAAAAGATAATTATCATACGTTAGAAAATATCAATGAACCAGGACATTTAGAATTTATTGAAGATTCAAATTTGAAATTTAATAGTTCTTTAGCAGGTTCTAAGGTCATTTATGAAGACGATTCCGTTATCGATGTACCGGTTGTACCAATGCGTGAAGGTGTGTTCACTGGAACCGATGGAATCCCTACCCTCAAAAAATACGAATACTTCAGCAAGGATGCGCATTGGCTTGAAGGTCAGCCTATTCTAAAAGGACATACACGCCCCACAGAATTAGTCACCTACAAACATAACCGCATCGGCAAGCTAATGAACGTCATGGCAAGACCTGACAAAAAGGACGTTGTTGCTGTTGCCCGCTACTACAAGGAAAAGTTGACGCCGGAAGATATGGCTCGCATCAAATCTGGAACGCCGTACGACGGATCAATTGCTTATACAACTCATACGAGTTTTGTAGACGGTAATCACAACGGTACTAAGTATAATGCCATTGAAGACTCTGGCTATCATTTCTATCATTTCGCGGAATTAGCTAATGGTGTCGGGGCTTGCAGTACTAAGGACGGTTGCGGTTTCATGTTAAATGAGGCTCCTAAAAAGGATTCCGGACCTTCTGTCAACGTTATAAAATCCTATTATAATGATTTACGGCGAGCCGACATCGAATATAACGGCAGCGGCTATTCTATTAAGTTGAATGCCACTAATGGCGGATCTGGCCTTCTGGAAACTTCTGATAAAGAAACTGCTGAAAAGTGGTCCAAAATATACACTAGAAAAGGTTTGATACCCATTAGTATGAAATTAAATTATAATTGCCCTAAAGATCAAAAGTCTGGAGAAGGACCAGGATCTTGTGGTGGCTCGAAAGGTGCCAAGGAAACATCTCCTAGGAAGCAAACTGAATCTGCTATGGACAAAGACTTTAAGAAAGGCTTTGACAAAGTCATTGATAAGAAGTTTGGTAAGATTAGTAACGTACCAGATGATATATTAAAATCTTATAAAAAAGACGTAAATAAACTCAATCTTATTAACAAAGATCTAATAGAACTAAAAGAAGCACTTAAAAATGACGTGGCAAAAGGCCGAAATTCATTGGCTAAAAGAACACGGGATAATATATCAGAATTAGAACAAGAACAAAAAAAATATACTTCTAAAGTTAACGACGTTAAAAAGAAGTACAATATTCCTGATACTAAACCACATAATTCTATGCCTATTAATAATCGTGCTGCTTCTTCTGCTAAATCACTTGCAAAGGATTACATATCTCAAGAAATTGATATTAGTAAAGTATCAGACGAAGATATGACTAACCAAGCATACGAAGAATTTAGTCAGATAGTAGATAGATCAAAAGATCGAGAATTTAATAAAAAAGCTTGGAATGAATATAAAGATACTTGGATAAAGACATTCAAAGATACTATGTCTAGTTCAAAGAAACCAAAACAAAATTCACAATTTTCACAATTACAAAAACTTAATGGTAATAATATGACTGAAGAAGAATTTATTGCACCTGAAGAGGTTGTAGAGACCTCTGATAATGCTGTACAGAAGTTAAACGAAGCTTTCGAAGCTAAGCTTAATGAGAGAGATGCTAAAATTGCAGATCTAGAAATCCAACTTGATGACTTAGTTCAAAAGCAAAACGCGGCTGAAGAAGCCCTAGTAGCCGAAAGAGCCAATGCTGACTTTGAGGCATTTTCTCTAAAGTTAAATGCTAAAGCCCGTCAGGATGCTCAAGTGCATTATGACGGTTTCAAGGCAGAGGGCTGGTCTTATTTCGATAAGAACGATGTCCTGAGACAAGACATCCCCAAGCAAAATGCTAAAGGTGTTGCTGCTGGCGTAGGAGATAATGGTTCCGAGTTACAGGCTGCTCGTGACCTCTTCAAGAAGGCCCAAAAGGAACGCTTCGGAAAGAGAGCTTAGAGAGTCGTAAAATATTTTTTTATTTCTCTTTATTTGATTATAATAATATTTAAAAACAATTCATGGAGATCGAAAATTAAATGTCAACAATTCCAACTTATATGATCAAAAAGGGTACTCTGACTGCTGGTCATGGTATCATAAAGACTGGCTTAGCTGCCAGTGAAATCCCATTCGGTGCTATGGTAATGAGAGCTGCTGATGGTACCATTAAGGCAACTTTAATGCCTGGTAGCCCCACATACGACTATCTTGGTATCGCTATTAATGATAATAGACAACAGTTGCCCTATGACGGCTTTTATGCAGCTGGTAAGAAAGTACCTTATGTTGCAACTGGTACGGCATATGGACTACTGGTCGGCGGACAAACCGTTGATTCTGGTGACTTTGTTAGATTGCAGTTTGCCGCTGCTGGATTAGGTGCTGGTACTGAGCCTCTTGGTTTACTGGTTCCAGAGACTACACCAGCTGTTAGGACTGCTTTTTCAGTAGGTCGCGTTTTAGACGTCGCGGATAGTGGCAGTGCTGATTATGACCAAACTATCTCGTCATACACCAACGATATAGTTACATTTGGATCCGCAGCTACTAAAGATTATCTTGATTTACATGACGGTGATTATGTCTGTATTGACAGTAACGAGCACGGCGAAGTCAATATGGTAGCTGATGCAGATTATTCTTCAACTGCTGTCCAACTAGTTAAGAATCCGTTGTCTGGACATACTACATCACCAACTATGTACAAGCTAACTCAAATTGAGGTTGAACTTATTTAAGGCTAGGTAAATCCTACTTTAAATATTTTTATTATTATTTTAATACACTTTTAGGGAGTTCGAAATAAACATGGCATCCACAGATTTACATTATGGATCATTTATTCCTCAGGAAGTTGTTACTGCCTGGGTTCAAACTATTAACGATTACGAATTAAATTACAGGCCAGAACTAATTGCCCGTAATATTTTGCCTTACAGAGACGTAGGCGCTCAGATCGACATTGATGCGATCACGCATATTCAGACTACTTCTGGCAGAGCTGGAATTGTTGCGAAAGGTGCTAGCCCTGACCCCATTCAGATCGCTGCTGGCGTCGAAAAGCATGAGATGTACCAAATTGCATCTGGATTTTACATCAATGAAAGGGACTTAGCAAAGACTCAAGGCCCTGTCATGAAGACTGCCGAGATCAATGAAGTCATGGCTAAAATACATGCTACCGAAGACTACATTGCTATTAATGGTGACAGTTCTTTAGGCATTACTGGCATTGTTGGCGCTGCTCATGCTAACACCCGTGGAAAGGTTCTAGCAACTGCTGGAAGCCCAACTGGCAACGACGTAGTCAACATGGGAGCCTGGGATTCTTCTGGTGATACCTTAGATCCTTACGAGGACATTCTTAACGCCATTAAATTCATGGATCCAAGATTCAAGCCTTGGGGACTAGTAGCTGATCGTGCTACTATCCGAAACCTAGATAAGACTGATTCTGAGAGAGTACCTTTCTCTGATTACATCGGCAAGCTATTCGGAAAGCCCGAAGGCGACCGTTCCTGGATGATTGAGTCTCAGTTTACTCCTGTTGGTTATGCATATGTTATTCCTTATAGCCCACAAGCCGCAGAGTTCGTGGTTTCTGAGGAAATTGACATTGCCGATGACTATCCCAAGGAAAAGGGCGGAAATTACTGGGTAGAAGTTAAAGAGTGGACTTGCCCAATTGAAATTCACAGTCCAGAAAGCTTTGTAGAAATCGATTGCACAGCAACGTAGTGACATATATCAAAAAATAATAAGTAATTTTATATAATTTTAATTACTTATTATTATATTTTATTTATCTATATGCATATGAGAAAAAGAGTACCTTGTTCAGAAGAGAAGAAACGCAAGATATCAGAATCTTGTAAAGGCCGTAAAGCTTGGAATAAAGGACTTACTGGCATTTATTCAGAAGAAACGTTGAAATCTAATTCTGAAAAGCATAAAGGTAAAACTCCTTGGAATTTTGGTAAGCAACTTTCTGAGGAACATTGCCAACATTTATCTGAAGCACATAAAGGCAATATAGTAGTACATTCACCAGAAACTTGTCAAAAGATATCAACTTGGCGGAGAAATCATAGAGATTTGATTTCAGGTCCAAATGCTTCTAATTGGCGAGGAGGTAAAATGTATGAACCTTATTGCCATAAATTTAATGAAGATTTTAAAGAGCATATTCGTGATAAATTTAATAGGAAATGCTTTATATGTGGAAAATTAGAACAAGAAAATGATACTAGATTACACATCCATCACATAGATTATAATAAAAATAGTATTTGTAATGGTAAATCATGGGCCTTTATTCCTTTATGTAGTTCTTGCCATGCTAAAACAAATTACCATAGATGGCATTGGTTCAACGAATATATATGTTATTGGATAAATAAATATATAGATTTTAATATTATTCTTAATATTATTTGAATACATTTAATAAACCTTTCAGGGAGTTCGAAACAAAATGGGCAAACCTTCAAAATTTTCAAAATTAGCGGGACCTCAAAAGGTTCTTTATGCGTCGTTGGACGCTGCAACTCCAACTCTAGCATCTGATACTGTAGTTTTTTTACAAAGTGGTACTGCAAAGAAAGTTACCTTTGCTAACATGATGGCTGGCATAGATGGAACAGCTTCTAGTACGGGCTTAAAAGCTACTGCGGGTGTTCTTTCTGTTGACATTACTGATTTAGCTGATAAGGCTAATCCGATTGGCGCAGACAGTCTAATGATTGTTGATAGTGAAGCATCTAGCGCACTCAAGGAAACTACTATCACTGACATCATGGATACTGCCGCGGGAACTGCGTCTGCTACAGCATTAACTGACGCGGATGGTGTCCTTACCGTAGCACCTACTGAAGTTACAGTAGCAGTTGGAGCTGACAGCTTTGTAATCAAGGATGCAACGGATAGTAAAGTGCATACTGATGCTATTACTGATGTCGTGGGAGCAATGGCTGGTGTTGCTGCAACCACTGGATTAAGTGCTTCAAGTGGCGTATTGACTGCAGCTATTAAAATCGCACATCTAGTTGCCGACGAAAAGTCTAGCTTATTCTTCGAAGCAGTGGAAGTTGATTTCGGTGTTGCAACCGCTGTTGATACTAAGATTACCGATGCCGCTGCCGCAAAAGGCAAGCTTATTTTGGCGTTAGGTGTTGTAACAGAAGCTTTCGACGGCGACAACAACAGCACAATTTCTATAAGTAATAATACGTTACTTGCTGCTAACAAAATGTGTTCTGATATCGTAGTTGATAAGGACTCTGGAACAGTTGGCGATTGGTTAGGTAGTGTATTTGCTGGAATGCCTGTTGCTGGAGCAGATGCAACAGTGACATCTGGTAACGACATTTATGCTTATAGTGCTGCTAATAATAATAGAGGCAACGGTAAAATGTATTTCTTGCTAGTCTTCCAAAAGACTGCATAAAAATAATTTTTTAAAACAATTTATAAGGAGTTTGACATGCGGTTAAAGGACGCTTACCGAAAAGGTACAATATCCTATAATGAGTATTTGGCTTTTTTAGAGGATGGGCACGTTCCTAATGACCCGTATTCTGCTCCTTATACTCCAGCTCCAAGTCCGACTAATGCTTGGGTAGAAATACTTAATTGGGACTGTGAAGGACTTGGACCGAAATCTATTACGGTAGAGAACACAGACGCAGTATATTCATTGGAATATTCTATTGAGCTATATAATGATGATATTTTAGTCAATGAGTATAATGATTTCATTGATTATGCTAGCGTTAGTAATTTTTATTTTGGTGATCCATATACTGATATTATCGTGAGTGTAAGATCTTCCAATTATGGATCTTCGCCAAGTTATGATTATGCTTATACAAATGTCGTATAAAGGCAATTAAAACACAGTTATTTGATTTTATTGGTCAAATATTACTATTACAGATTTCAATAAATTTAAGAGTGATTTTTATTACTTCAAAAATTATTACAGGTAGTCGCATGGGCACTAAAGCAGTATGCGGTGTTATTAATACAGACGGCGATGCTGTACCTTTATTAGCCACGGATAACGGCGATGGAACAGGAACATTAAAGGTAGACAGTGAAATAACTGTATCTATTGATCCTGCTACTTTAGCAACGTCGGCTAACCAAGTTTTGACAAATGCTGCAATGGGTGCACCTACGGATGCCGCGGCTTCAGATACCGTTGACGAAAGTGCGACTTCGCGAACAGTCGTTAGCCTTCTGAAAGGTTCCAAGAATCTTTTAATTGATTTAGCCGGTTGTATAATTGCTGGCGTTAGCAAGACATGTGGTTATAATCAAGTAGTTCGATCAGGAACTACAGCCGGTCCTGCTACAGCATCTGGTGCATATACAACTTATGACAGGATTGGACCTGCTTCTGGTTCTGCGGCAGCTACGATTGCTAATATGGCATTGGCAAATGGTAGAGGCGGAACCATTACAATGCTTAGGCTATCTTGTAACAAAAAGTCAGTCACTCCAGTTATTCGTGTTCATTTCTTTAATGATTCTGCGCCAACTGTGTCTGCAGACAATGCTCAATGGAAAGAAGTTTATGCTGACATTTCCAAGAGAATTGGTTATTACGACATGCCTGCAATGTCAACTGCTGCTGATACCGCTAGTTCGGATTGTTCTCGTACCCAAGACATGGATGTCAGGATACCTTATTTGTGCGGAGCAAGTTCCACGTCATTATATTATGCACTAGAATTGATAGGCGGATCATTAACATTGGATAATAATACCGAATTTACGTTAGTTGCTAAATCTGTTTTGAATTGAGGGCTAGATGTTCCGAAATTTTTTACTAGATAAGCGTAGCAACTATTTACAGATCACCGAATCCGTCCCTGTCGATGACCAATTTTCTTCCCCGAAGCAATGCAATTGGAGCGCGGCGCTGGTGAAAGTGCTAGTTGTTCAAAATTCTTCATCAACTGGATATATCGGTCTGCGATACCCGGATTTGTCCTTTTATTCCAAATGGTTTGATACAAATTACTCGAAGGGAGAAACTGCTATAGATTCGGATTCGACTTATTCATACTCATATTGCACTAATACTGCTCGAATTGCAAAAGTTTTGCTGACAAATACAATCATCAGTGACTATGTAGCGCGAACTGATATACTAAACAATATCCGCATGATCGACTTCGCCTCCGATTCCACCTACGGCTACGTTACCAGTAACAATGCCACCGATGGTCACGGAGTTAGGAAAGTCCGAAAGTCGGATATGACTGTCGTAGCGAGCTTGTTGGCCACCGGGACGGGAGACGGGCAATTCACGAATCCGTTGGGCATCAAAAAATACGGGGATTGTGTGTATGTGTGCGACACGTCAAATAACCGAGTAGTCGTATTAAATGCGTCTGATTTGTCATATTCATTTAAATATGACGTAGCGTTTGCTATTCAGGATATTGTCACCGATGGATCGTATTGGTATAGTGTTGCGGTCGATGGTACATTAAGAAAGCGCGATATGTCGTTTTCGTCTCCCAATGTTGCGGTTATATCATCATCTGGTTATTCCCTCTGCATCATTCCCGATGATGGCATAAATGGCGCTACCCTCTGCGTCGTCTCTAGCACCAATTCCAACATCAAGCGGCATAAGTGCTCCGATCTCTCACTGATAACCACAGTCGGCTCCTCCGGCGATGGTTCGACCTCGCTCTGCGACCCGGAGATCAAGACATCGGTATCCTGCACTTGTGTCTGGCAGTGGGACGACCTGCCTGCGATAGTCACCACCGGCACGACTCATGCACCGAGCATGAACGGCTTTACTGGCATATTTCATCGCTACGCAGGGCCGCACAAGTGCAGGGTCTGGTGCTCGGCGGGCCTGGGGGCGATAACGGCGATTGATGCCAACACCGACGCCATTACGCAAATCAAGAATCTCCGCAAGATTGTAAAACTTACTTCACTGAACATTAGGACAAATTCGTATATCGTTGAATCCATCGAAAATTTGCCATCGACTATCACATATCTATCCATATATTTGGATACTTATATCAGCGGCGATCTATCCAAACTACCTGCGTTCCTTGAAGAAATCTATGCACAATCTTGCCCCGCACTCACTGGTAGTCTATCATCGCTCCCGGCAACGACGAAGTATGCGCATTTGCATTCCAACTCGTTCGCCGCCGCCAGCATCGCCCATCTCGTGGCAATCCGCGATCTGAGGATTTATTCAATGGGATGGACCGCTCAACAGAATACCGATGTCTTGCTATCGGCATGGGGTGCGAGGGCGAACTATACTTATGCCAGCAACATTGTGCTCAGGATCGGCGCGCCAACAGGCACACTAGGAACCGAACCGCCAGAAGAAGGCGCGAGCAACAGCGACTGGTCTTGGAATGCAGGTACGTCTCGTCATGATCCATTAACAGGCTATGCGGCAATTTCCGATCTTCAAACAGATTTTTATGGTGAAGGCTTTAAGCCTTGGGTAGTGACTATCGTATGATAAAAATATTAATTGCTTTATACATATTAGGAGCTATGATTATGCCTTCTATGGCTTTATCAACACAAGTGGGACCTTACGAAAATAATACAGACTGGATAAAACTCAGAACCAGCACTGGAATGCTTAGTTGTATCCATTTACCTGCCAATGCGTACACCTTCGTGAATGAAAACTATTTCATTCTGTGGTCGTTGGAAGAGTGGAATTCGGCGGTAGCGGCTTCAGGCGTGAACGAGACTGAATTCATGGCCAATATCTGGCGAGCACCTGGGAAGATTGGTGTGGCTTTCGATGCCAGATGCGATTACTGCAAGGCCGGGGAACCGGTGCCGCCTGAAGTGTATTAACACTATCAGGTAATTATTATTTTTTAACCACCTTTATAGGAGAAAAAAGACTTTTATGGAAGATTCAATGCAAGTAGGTTCTTACAAGCTTCAGGGCGTTCGAACCTTTATTTTAACATTAGTAGCCCTTATAGGTTATATTATAATGTGCTATTCAAACATAGATGCGAATTCTATTGCTGGTATGAAAGAATTGGCAATGATAGGATTTACGTTCTTCTTTGTAAAAACCATTAATAATAATATTTAATTACGAGGTTGAATGGCTAAAAAAGCTTTAATAGTTGGCATTAATGCCTATCCACAAAGTCCTTTAAATGGTTGCGTGAATGATGCCAATGATTGGAATGCCACGCTAACCGTTTTTGGTTATACTAATACTATTTTGTTGGATAGCATGGCCACGAAAGCCAACATCCTAAATGGCTTGAATTGGTTATTAGGTAATGCAACGTCTGGAGACAGTCTAGTATTTGCGTTTAGTGGACACGGTTCTAAGATCGTGGATACGTCAGGTGACGAATTAGACTCATACGATGAAGTAATTTGTCCAGTAGATGTATTTAGTGGTCAATATATTATAGACGACGATCTAAGGACTCTATTTAATGGATTGCCTGCTAACGTGACATTAGACATTTTCCTGGATAGTTGCTATTCTGGAACGGCCTCTCGAAACCTAACGAATCCTTTATTGAACGCTCGTTGTATTCCCGGACCGTTAACTGCTGGCAAAAAAGTCAAGACAATTAGTCGATTGACTACTATTGTGCCAACCCTCAATCACATTTTATGGACTGCTTCACGTGATAATCAAACTTCCGTAGAAGTCAATATAAATGGTATTGTGCGAGGCCTATTCTCATATTATGCTAATAGGTATATCCGACAATATTCTAACTATCCAAGAGGTAGTTTGATTACAGCCATCCAAAATGCTGTTTCCAAAATTAATAGTAACCAGACACCTCAATTAGAATGTACATCTACTGAAAATACCCAGCGACCATTTACTTAATCTTTTTTATAGCATTTCAAGGACCTTATTATGAGCGGTGACCAAATCTATGCTGAAATTCTAGCATCTGTGGCCAGAATTGAAACATCAAATAAACAATTAATTGACCAAATGAACGAGATCTGTAAATTCAAATCCGATATGATAAAGACTGTCCAAGAATTTGATGATTATAAAAAGGCGCGTGCTGACATACCAAATGACTTACAAGAACTTAAGGATGTGGTTACTGCTCATAATATTGAATGCGAACATAACATAGGCATCCTAAAAACTGCTATTAAGAAGCTCGAAGAAATTGTAGCAAGTGCTGTTAAGAAGGTCGAATTCCTAATGACGTGGTACGGAAGAGCCGCGGCTGTAATTGTAACAATTCAAGTCATAATTGCTATAATGGTTGCTGTCGGAAGATACGTTGACATCCAATATGTATTAAAATAATAGTTGTGATTTGATGGACTTTATATTATTGGTAACGTTTTGTTGCGCAATTTTAATATTTTTAATTGTTTTATATTCTTACTTCAAGTATCGAAATCTTTATGGGTCAACATTTAATATATTTAGTATAATGGTTATATTGTTGATTAGTAGTGTTGTTGCCCAGGATGAACTTCCTGATATTCCTATTGAAGACGACATTATAGGAGTCAATGTTTTTGTAGACGAAAAGCCTATTTTGTTAGTTGATGATTTGACTAAAGCAACTTCCATAATTGAGTCTCTTAATTTGCAAGGTGGGCAGGACGAAGACATGTAGCGTCAAAACATCCAGGATTTTCTAGAAAACGATTTTAATATAACTTATAATAATAATACCACTAATAATTTGACGTATTTTTAAAAAATTTTTCTTCTTTTTTATAGTACTATATACTATTTTATAGTATAATATATAGTATAATAAGTAATAGTAGTAGTATATATATAGTATATAGTAATAATACTAATAAAAGTAATAAGCCAATTACTTTAGTAGTAATAGTAAAAATTATTAAAAACTATACTAAAGTAGGCTAATAACGGTTTTAGCTTTTTGATAATATAGTAGGTACTATATAACATGGTTGACAAAATCAAGGGTTATTTGTATTGTCCGATTCACGACACTTTATATGAATGCGATCGTTGGATTTGTCCTAGTTGCGAAAAAGTTATTAAATCTCAATCCAATTCCCAATTCCGACAAATGAGTTTACTTTCTCCGAAATTTGTCCTACTTGAATTTGGTAAAACATAAGACTCTTCATCATTTTTAGCATAAACAAATATTGAGTATGTCCGTACTGAATATTTAACAATTTCGCCCCTTTTAGCCATCTTTTCTAGTTCTGTGGAAATTGGAATATGATTTCCAGAATATTTTTCGAGTTGCTTTTTAAGACTATAAGGTATTAAAGACAATCTAATCACCCTTTGCAAATCACTCGTTCTGGATCGTCTGATGGTACATTAGGTTTTACGTAAAACCCATCAGTAGAATCTTTCCTTATAATAATACAATATTCCCAGACTTTATATTGGGTTAGGTAGCCGTTTCTTTTTAGTTGTTCTAACTCTTGAGATATTTTGATATTTTTGCCCGATGTTGAATCCAACAAAGTAATAATATTTTCTGGGATTTTTAGCGACGGCATTTTTAGACCTTCCCAATTGAAGTAATTTCTGCCAAGCCTGTTCTAGGAGGAGCAACTGGACATTTAGGTTGCTTGGGCTCTAATACAATCCTTTCTTTTTTAGTATGCTTCTTATTAGATTTATTGTTATTTTTCAAATCGTTTCTAGGTTCTTTGCTTGAAACCACTATCGTATATTTAGTATTGTGCTTTCCTGATGGTTTAGAACGCATTGTTACCAGGCTAACATCTTGGTTTTCTATGCTTTCTACCAAAAGCTTTAAGTCCTCTAAATTACTCATAATCGTTATTAATAACCTTTACGTATAAATAGTTTTGGTGTATTATTACCAAAAACTATAAATACTCCATTTTGAATGCTTAGTTTGGAGGTTGAAAGAGTTTGAAACATTTTAAAGGAAAGTTCCCGGTATCGCGTGATGAAGAAAGAGTAGGAAATTCTGATTGTAGAATTCCAATGCATGGTCGCGAGTTGTTAGATATAGTCGAGGATTATGTGCATGCAGTTAGGGTCGAAGATAATATTACTACTATCCGACCAAACACTATGTATATGTATCCTGAAAGTGGTGAGGCCCACCTAAATATAATCCGAACTATTAATACTGTTTATGACGACAGGGCTCCAGGTAATTATCCAGAACTAATCACTCACATGAACCCCGAAAGGGATGATCCAAATATGTTCGGAGAGCTCAAGAATTTCGTATTGAGTGATCACGGACCTTCTATTGACGCAGTTCAAATTAACGTCAACGGATACAGAGCAGGATTTTATTTACCAACCAAGAATTCCTGGATTGTAGGTGCGTGGACGTGGCATATTCACTATGTAACCATTATACTGAAATATGTGTTCCCGCAAATGGTTGGATTGCTTGGACTAGCAGAACACCCAGAATCAATTGGTGCGGAAAAGAGAAAAGGCATTACAACTAGTCGTATTGAGGTTACTGTTGGTGCAGATCCCGAACTCGAAGTTACCAAGGACAATCGTGTAATCAGAGCCGACACCAACCTAGGAATTCGGGACTATACATCAACTGAAATTGGTTGTGATGGTGCAGCAGCTCAACTTGAGTTTAGACCGCAACCTGGCACCCCAAAACAAGTAGTCAAAAACATCAGACACCTTGTAAAGAAATTCTCCGAAACATGGGATCAATTTGACCTTACTGACGAAGGTGCTAGATTCCCGTTGGGCGGTCATATTCATGTTGGTGTAGGTCACCGTATGGATGCTCCAAGAGACTACGTTATGATGTTGGATGACTTTATTGGTAGACCTACCATTGATTTGTCTGGCACAGCAAGAGGTTCATATAAGGCCCTTGGAATGGTAAGGAGTCAGCCGCACGGCATCGAATATAGGTCTTGTCCTGCAAGTGTCTTCCAGAATCCAATGATCACTTATATTGTATTCAAGTTGACCAAAAACCTTTCCGAGAAGTACTTCAACAAGGAAGACATTATGTATAATGACGTACCTACTGTCCAAGACTACATAATGACTGGCGGACTATCTGAACGCGAAGCAAAATATTTCCATCAGTTCTGCGGCAATTATAAGCCGGTAGCATCTATCAGAGCTTCCTGGAAAGTTAAGCCTGCTCCGGTAAGAACTGTGGCACTTCGAACACCTTTATTGGAGTTCCACGATGATTGGTCATCAGAAAATCGTGAAAACCTTACCCGGGTATTTGAAGAAGGCATTCAAGTTGACAATGAATATATTGTGACCTTTTATGGACTTGCCCGTGAAAGAGGTTCCGTGATGACTACGTTGCATTTGGATGGTGCATCATATTATGAGCCAGTTCGGAGTAAGTGGTCTGGAGATCGTCATTTGAACGTTGGTGTAAGTTATGACCTCAGGAAATATGGCGTTCCAAACAGTCTAGTACGTGAAATAGTCACTGTTGTGAAGTCATTAATTGAGCAGAGAGAACGGGAACTCAACTAATATTTTTTTAAAGAGGTGATTATATGAAAACTATTAAGGGTCAAGCAATTAAGAAGTCCCAGCGAAATGAACTAAATGAACGGATGCCTTCTATCATTCCAACTACTAAGGAGTATTTTGATAATTGGCATAGTCATGATGTTTATAGACATTCTAATGAACCTTATATTCTGCCAAATTCGATATATGCTTTCGGAACAGGTACTGTAAAAGTCAAAGAAGTCCGGTCTGTAAACATTGCATACGAGGGCAGGATACCGAATGTGTTCTTTGAACTAACCAATACTAGGTTCGAAACTTCGTTAAACGATAGTGATTGTGCGGTTAAAATCAGAGTCAACGATAGGTTAGTTGGCTATTATTTGGTCAATAAAAATGCATTAGTACTTTCGGATGTTACCCACGATTCAATGTGTGCTAATATCTTTAAGAGTATTTGGCCAGAGTTAATTAGAGAACTCGGGTTGTTACCCCTTAGTAATGAGTCTTCTGAAAAATTAATTGTAAGAGATATTACGGTAGGTTGCGATCCAGAATTTGAGGTAGTTAATTTAGAAAACAACGAAATCATTAATGCGGAAGAAGTCATTAAAGGAAATACATCTACTAAGATCGGAGTTGATGGATCAGGTGATCAAGTCGAAGTCCGACCAGATGCAGGAACTCCTATTCAGGTCACTCAGAACATTCGGAACCTAATCAAGAAATTTAGTGTCGACTATCCGAATTATGATTTGACGGATAGAGGCGATGATTATCCGTTGGGTGGACATATCCATATCGGAGTTGGTATGAATTACGAACCTCCATCAAAATTAGTTGAACTATTTGATGATTTTATTGGTAGACCAACCTTGAGACTTTCTGGAGAAGCTAGAAGTGACTATCGAGAATTAGGACAAGTTAGAGTTCAGCCCCACGGTTTTGAATACAGAACGTGCCCTGCGGCAACCTTTCAGAATGCTGCTATATCATGCATAATCATGAAATTAGCTAAAAACCTTACAAGAAAGTTTATCGATGAACAGGAAATGACTTATAGAAATAACCCAACCATTGAAGACTATATTAGAGTTGGTGGTTTGTCAAAGTCCCAGGCAACTTATTATTGGAATTTCTGTAGGACATCCTTTAAGCCTGCAGAGTCAATAGTGGCTGCTTGGCGTATCAAAAAGGTTCCAGTAGAGTTTTATGAGCCTACGTTGGTTTTTAAGGATTCTTGGAACCCAGAAGCAAAAGCATTGATCCAGAGGATGCTTACTAGGGGAAATATTAAATTCAGACAGCAGTTTATTATCGAATATTACGGTCTCAAGGAAAGGCGTGGCACCAATTTATGTACCATCGGAACTTGGTCGACATCAAGACATTCAGCAGTAAAGGACGCGTGGCCAAATTCGACCACAGTCAGGATTGGTTTGAGCTTCGATAGGCGTAACAACCATTGTACTGAGTCATTCGTAATGGATTTGTTAAGAGCTACCAAAAACTTTATAAATAGCAAAATTAACGAGTAAAAGGCTAAAAAGAACTTAATGGAGGTTAATTTGAAATGTGTATAATCGCAATAGCTAGAGATAGACATCTAACAGACCAAGAAATCACTAATTGCTTTCAATCGAATTCGGATGGTGTAGGTATGGCATGGTTAATACCTGGAGGTAAGGTTCGAGTTCGAAAGGGGTTTATGACTCTCGAAAATTTCCTGGAATTTTATAATGGTTTTAAGGCAGAGAACGCGGACTTCGTATCGCATGTTGTTCATTTCAGGACAGCCACTAGCGGCGATGTCAGCCGGGAAATGACCCATCCATTTGTAATGACTCCGATGTCCGAGTTGGCAGTCGAAGAAGACACTGAAAAGTCAGTACTCTTCCATAATGGCGTTATGGGTGATTGGAAGACCCTCCTAGTTAACATGGTAACGTCTGGACAAATTCCAGGAATGCCAAAAGGCCCAATGAATGATACTAGGGTTGCGGCTATCATGGCATCATTACCAAACGTTGGCGACGAAATCCTGGAAGTCCTTAGCGGAAAGTTCGTTAAGGTACAGCCAGACGGTCGTATTATTAGGTGGGGTCACTTCGAATTTGATAACGGAATATTCTTCAGTAATAATGCCTATAAGTGGGTGACTTATCGGTATAACGGCGGTAAGAATTCTTGTCTGGCTGGTAATCAGCAAGGAGGGACTTACTGGCAAAACCAGGAAAAATTTCACGGAAAAAACATCAAAGACATGTCCGACGAGGACTGGGACGAATATTGCAAAGAATTCTACCCAGAATACTGCGGTCAGAAAGAACAAAATGTTGCCTTGCCGTAGAAGACTTAATGTTCATAATATATCGATATACGAATAAAAAGGTATTTTATGATCAAATGGATACGACTGAAGCGAATCTGTGAAGGATTGTGCGGGCGAACTGTCCGCATACATTCTTCCACTGAGTTAAGTGACGATCAAGTAGCTGGCGTAGAATTTGATGATAGTGAAGTAAATATAATACTTAATATGAAATTAACGAAAACGGAGGACATGATTATTAAGGCTATCAGTCACGAGATGCTTCATGTCCTAAATGGTAATAATAATCATAATATTGACTTTGAAGAAAAGTGGCTATTATTGGAAAGAAAAGTCTTGGAAGAATATGAAAAATAAAAATAACTCTTAATTATTTAGTATTAGAACAATTTAATATTTTTTTAAGTTCTTCTGTTAAATGATCAAGTTTTTTGTTCTCTTCCAGAAAAAGTATTCTATTCGTTCCAAAAAATTAGGCAAAATATCACTTCCTCAATAGTTGTTTCCTCGCCATCTGCCTTGAGCTTTAGCCTGAGCAATCTGTCTTTGACCCATCGACCAGCTTGCTAATGACATATTTTTTGGTTTCGGTCTATATCCATTATGCCCAGCAATTTCCTTGGCTAACTCTTCTTCGTCTATTGTTATCATACGATACTATAATAGCTGTTATGGTTTAAGTAGTTTTTGGTCTAATGCATTTTTATATATATCATGAAATGCTAATAATACATAACCTATAAACATTGCAATAAGACCCAGTGCAGCATGATTCGTTAACATGAGTCCTAGACATAATGCGGACCATATAATAAGTGAAAATAATTCTAAAAAAATATTCAAAAATAGGCCTTCTTAGATATCGTATAGTTCGTGGAGCTTGTTAACAAATAGGTCTAACTTACGGTCTATGAGGCCAGGAGCCGAATTAATCTCAAATATCGTTGATGAAGTCCTACCATCAGGTAATCTGATTGTTGCGCAGTCTACTGCAGCGAAGTCAAGACCAACGACATCTTTAACAGATCGTCTAACCATATTTTTAAGTTCAGGATCTAACGAACTGACACGGACCCACCTAAAGAAGCTTCCGTGGGTGTGATTACGGATAAGGGCATTTGGATTTTCTGCTGGGGGTTCCTTGAGGTCGGCTTCGATGATTCTGTCTTTCATGACAAATAGTCGGTATTCATCGATTTTGTTGACAAGTTCTTGGACGTAATGTCTAGATGGATCGTACCTAGAAAGTTGTCTAGGACTCTCAACTACATAGAACCATCGACCTTGACTATGACCATTTCTTCGGACTACAAGCTTTCGACCAGACGTAGCAAGGTATTGTTGAGCATCTTCGAAACTATAATATCGAGGAGTTCGAATGTCGTTTTCGAGTAATCTTTGTTTGCATAAAGGTTTGTTACTCGAAAGCGCAACAGCTTCTTGTTTGTTGATTATGGTTCCACTAGACGGATCCCTACTATAGCCATTTCCGTATCGAATTACTAGTTCTGACTGCGGTCTTTCTTCTATGTATCGAGCTTGCAAACGGTTTGCTAATGCCTTACCGGTTATTCGGCTTGGTCGACATCCTAAGATTTCCATTTAATTCACTTCGTACTACTTATTATAACTAGACTTTATATACTTTTTGGTTAGTCGTAAAAATAAAATAGTTTTCTATTATTTGATTAAAGTGACTAGAATTGTTCCGTTAAGTGGCCATGCTAATATGATTATTAGAAACGGTCATAAACAATCATTTATAGAAAAACTTTTATTTAAAATACTTTTCAGGATTCGTGATAAATAATGGTAGCATCTGGATTTTGTACGACATGGTCGGATTCCATACTTGGAGAATTATTTGGTGGAACTGTATTATCAGCTCCTGCAACGCTATATTTTGGATTATGTACGTCAGTTGCAGCAGATGGTACGATAACAGGAGAACCAACAATTGGTGTTTCCAATTACGCTAGAAAATCAATAACCAACGACACCAATTTATGGAATACACCATCAAATGGATTAGTAGATAATAAAGCAGTCATAACATTTGCAACGGCTTCTGGTTCATGGGGTACATTAGATACGTTCTTTATAAGTGATAGTGCGACATTGGGATCTACGCACACTATTGCATTTGGTACGTTGACAGTCGAAAAAACTATTACCGATGGTGATACACCTAGTTTTGCTGCTGGAGCATTAGATATCAGTATAACACCAACTACATAAATAAAAGTATAATGAGGTAAACATGAAAAATATTATATTATTATTATTGTTATTATTAACTATTAGTAACGTACAAGCTATTGAAAAAATAACGTATGACTTCGATTTAATGATGTCTGGTATTAACGACTATGCATATATTGGAAACATATTAACAAATAATGATTATACGAATATTCAACCTTTCTTGGTAGGTCCTACTATGTCAAATAGTTTGGAATTCCAATATTATCCTGGTGGATGGTCGTTACCTAAATCATTACCACAACCAACAACGTATCAATTAAATAAATGGTATGATTGTTGCGTAGTATTAAATTTTTCTGATAGTCGTATGGACTGGACAATAGATGGCGAATGGAAAGGTGCTGCACCACTTCGAGACGATTCTGGTACATTAAGAAACAATAATACTGAAATTTATCGTGTGGAAATGTTTGCTGGCGATGGTTCAGTAAAGAATCTTTATATTACCATGGAGTAACATGCAACTTTTTGGATACCCAGATTACGCTGGTGCAAACTTAGTTTTTAATTGGGGCGCAGTTTTTTGTCCGTTTGTTGCAGTTGGATCTGGCGTATTAGCCAAAATTGGTTTTAATTTTCCTGATGCAGGGACTTGTGGCAGTAGATTTGCGATATATAATTCATCTGATTTATTAGCGGAAGTTGACGTAGAAGATGTTGCTGGTTGGCATGTAGTAAGTATTGGAACAGGGCAAACTATAACAGAAGGCCAAACTTACTATATTGCTCAAATACCATGTCACGAAGGAAATTATTGTTCTATACAGATGAAAAGTTTATCTGGAAGTATTGTCTATAATACAGAAGCACCGGGTGGTTCATTAGATGATTATCCTTTTCCAGATAATATACCAGAGACATGGGCCGGCGAAGATACTAACACAGTTTTGTGCATAGCTGTATATAGTACATCGAATATACCATTAATAGGATCAGGATTAATAAGTTGTAATCCGTTAATTAGCAAGGTGGTTTAGCATGGATTCATATGAAGCTGGATCTATTATTTATAGAAATTTTAACACACATCAAGATGATGGTACACCAATTACTTTAGCGGGTACACCATCCATTAAAATTTACAAGGATGATAGCACCACGGAAGACGATTCTGGGATAACTTTAACTGTAGATTTTGATAGTAAAACTGGTCTGCATAATGTAAAAGTTGATACTAGCCAAGATGGTACTTTTTATGCTAACGGACATGATTTTTCTGCTGTAATTTCTGCTGGTACAGTAGACGGAATTTCTGTAGTCGGCACCGAAATTTTCCGTTTTAGGTTACAAGATGGTTTTCCAACTGCATCAGAAAACGCTGAAGCATTATTAAATCACGCAGTATCTGGTCACTTAACAGCAGGTACAGTAGGTAACTTAGTATCATCGTTAGGCGGTAAGATGACCGTAACGTCTAATCAACTAATAGTATATGCATCAGATAATGCTACGGAACTATTTAGGTTTGATTTAACTGATTCTAGTGGCTCGCCTTCGATGACCGACGTATACACTAGAACTATTCATACGTAATGGAAGGCTAAATGACCTCTCCTACACCTTTAGGAAGAAAACAGCAAATAGCGCCAGTTTCGTGTGGCTTAGCATCTAATGCTGATATAGCGGAATTAAGTGGTACTGTTTATAGTTTGAGCGTATCTGATAATGAAATTTTGGTATTAAAAAACATTATTGGTAATGTTTGTGTGTATTCTTTATATGAAAGCAATTTAAATATTTTGCAAAATGTTAGGTCCTGCGTAAATAGCGTATTAAACATATTTGGAGTATCAAATATTTCAAAAATGCTATATGGCATTATAAATAGTAATAATAGTTATGCGAATTCATTAAATGTTTTTAAATTATTATATAGTACAATTGAAAATAGAAATAATTTAATTAATATAATGTTATGTGATATTAAGTTACGTAGTAATATTATTAATAATACTATAATAATTAATATATGTAACTTATATATGAATATATGTTCTGTTATCCTTAGTAATACAATAAATGTCAATAATATATTAAATAATAATATTTCAATAAGTGGACTTATATCAAATAATATTTATCTAAATAATATAATAAATTTATTATGTAATCTGACGGCGGTAATTTCAAATAATACTATAATAAATACGTATTTATTAAAAAATTTTTATATATATTCAAATGTGATTTCTTCAATTACAAGTAATCTGTTATTAAGTAGATTGAATAATATTATTGGTAGTATTAATACACAAAACAATTTAGTGTCTAGATGGACAGTTTTATTTGAATTACCGTTAAATGTATTAAATAGTAATAGTTGTATTTTATCAACATTAAAAAATAATATAAGTTTATATAGTTGTGTAAGCAGTAATTCTAATTTATTAACAATATTTAATTATTTATATAAAAATATTAATATTATAAAATCATATTGTGATATAAAAATAACTATTCTGAAATCATATTCTAAACAACTTTTAGAAAAAATAAAATCTTATTAAGGTGAATTATGACAATATTTTTAGGCGAATCAGATGTCGAAATACGTATGGATACTAGTATTTCATTATCTGGAGCTACATTAATTAATATTCAGGTTATTAGGCCGTCTGGTACATCTGATACTTGGGTAGCAACCCAATACGAAAGTACTCAAGAAATTACATATACTGCGACAGCTAGTGACCTAGACGAAATTGGTGTTTATTATTTACGGGCTTATATTGAAATAGGAACTTCAAAACATTTAGGCGAAGTTGCTACTATTGAAGTACTGGATCCTAATAGTACGAAATCAGGCGTTGATAAATTAATACAATTGTTTGGAGTGTATTATAGATTTTTGACAGTTCAAACGTCGTCTGAAGCAGCTATTGATGATAATGAAGAAGCTGATATTCTATATGATTCGTTTAATGTTTATAAGGATCTTGCGGAAAGTGAATTAAATAATTTACTTGCTATGAGGTCAGTATCTTCTGAATATTTAACAGATGCTCAATATAGCGCATTGATGTGTCATTTAGTCGCAGATTACTTCGAAATGGGCAATCCGGACTGGTCATTTAGAAGCCAAAGCCAGGCTCCTGGTGTGTCATTTTCAAGGGGTGAAAAAACAGGACCAAGGGAAGCATTTGAAAAATTATTTAATTCTATAGCAACTTCGGCTAACTTGTCTGCAGTGTCTTGTAGTCGTGGTGCTGCCGTTGAAATGGTTAGAATCAAAGATGCTGTTAATTATCCCAATAGATGGAAACGTACTCTCATACCGTCTTATAATCAGTTCGAAGGTGGTTTTGACGAAAACGAAGTTGACGACAATGGTTATGATGCCGGAGAAAACGCAGAGTGGTCGTAATGCCTTATCCAAAAAGACTACGTTATACACATTCTATATACATTTACAAACAAATTAATGAAATCTTTAATGGTGATGCCGCTGCTACAATGACCATAGTGGGTTATCCTACGGCAGAGAACTTTCAATTAGCAGTGACTGCTGATAAAGCATGTCGTATTCGTATAGCTGGTAGTTTAAATGGTACTGCTAAAATAGAACGATTGTCATTTTCAGAAGCTGGAACTCAATATACTACTAATTTTTTTGACATTCTAACTAGTTTAAGATCCGACTATTACGAAACAGATGCTACATTAGTCGTGACTGCTGTCAATTCCGTCGGAATGCCTATAACGTGGCAACAAACTTATGGACCGTATAAGGCAGAGTTCGGCCAGCACGGAGGAATGTCTGCACAAATTCAAGCTGACTCATTAGGACTAGGATCTAAAATAGTTCATTATGTCCGTTGCGAACGATCAACCCCATTAGACAAATCTATGACAATGAGTGTAGTAGGTTATGACGATCAATTATTTGTTCCAATAAGTGACTTCGAAAATATTTCAACGCCACCTAGTTATGTTGCTCAAGAATATGCTTTTAGGGTGGTAAAAAAACAGGACGGAGATGCATAAATGACCATAAATCCTATTTTGCAATTTATTTTAGATGAACTTCATGGAAATACTGAGATTGTTGAACTAACAGATAATAAATTTTATGTTGGACTATTACGAGATCCTGTTACGTTAACAGAGCCACATTACACCCGTTTAGGTATCGAATATGTTTCTGATAATGGAGACAGTGCATTTTTTAGCCAGATCCGAGATTGGGATGAAAAGCAAGTCCAGATAAAAATTACGATAGTGACGTCGTATGGCCACAATGAAAATCATTGTAGACAAGTAGTCGAAGATATTTGTGAGTTGTTTTCGTGGCATAGAAAACGAACTACGTCTGAATATAAAATTTATATTAATAAAATTACTAGTAATCTTGTTGAAACGGAACAAGCTCGTTGGATAGGAACAATTTCCATGGACGTTAGTTATTTAACACCTATTTTGGTAACCCAGGAATAAAATTATTTATATGTACGTTCCATAAACGTTCTAGGATCTTCGTTATTTTTTAATAATTTATTACTTATTAAAATTAAATTGCCCTTTTCTATAGCTACTTTTTTCTTACAATTTGGACATATAACCTTTTTAACTATTTTAGTCAGAAAATATGTCCATCTATAATTACAATATTTACAATGCATTTAAATCACTCCAAAAAATTTCCATATTTATTGACATATTAGTTCTCCTTGCATATTTGGTGTGCTATCTTAATCTACCACGTTCAATGCATTTTTAAATCCTAATACGTACATTCGGATAGAATTTCGATCAAATTCTGACATTCCGTTTGTTGCTATTATATTACCTGATTCATATGCTAGAACAACTGGATTATATAATGCAGTAGATTTTGCTTGGCTGTTCGTAGGATTGTTAAATGTTTTGACTATTAGATTTGCAATAGTTTCGTCAGAAACTTCTGCTATAATATGAGCATTTTTATTTTTTGTTTCTTGTATTTTCCGGTTGTTAATAGTTCCAGAAATGCAACTAGCATATTCGTTATTTGTTGATATAGTTAAAATCAAATGCTTAAAATACTCTATTGTCATTTGGTCAACTGATTTTTCTTCTATCATAAACCCATTGCATACACCAAGTGCATTATAAATATCTGTATCTTTATCTGATCGAATGCGTATCGTTAGTGGATTTACGTTGATAACATCAGCTATTTCGAATATTACTTGATCATAATCGTATATTCCGGATTCTAGTAATACTACATCACCAACTTTTAAATTGCCAATGAATACTTTTCGATGTTTTGGTTTTGATATAATACCACACTTTGTAAGTTCTGATAGTATGGTATTTCCTTTGCATTGATAGAGGTATCCTGCTATTATGCCTATATCCCTACCATAGAAAATTATTTGATTTTCCGTCTTTTGCATTGTTATTGATTCGTTAATTTCATTTTGTTCCATTCTAATTACCTCATTCAATTATATTACTTTCTAGTTTAACTACTTTTTGGTTAGTCGTAAAAAATAAAAACGTTTGTATTATTTGATTATAATAATTTCTTGGAGTTACAATATGGTCAGATTAATTGATGCTTTTAGAGCTGGATCACTAACCCTATCAGAATATCAGAGTTACTTGGACTTGGGTTACGATCCGTCAGACATTGTTCAACTTACGTCGGGACGCAGCGCCGAAATGGTTACCGTTTCTTACATGAACTTGGGATCAGGGCGAACGTGGACTGTCAAATCAGGCGAAACCGTTATGGGATATATTGGACCAAATGCTGATATGGTTAATAGCGGTACAATGACCGTTGATGGTGATGCAGTATTTTTATATAATGACGGTAAGGTTTCCGGGACCGGCGAAATATCAGGATCTGGCCACTTCTTACTATATCCATTAAAAAGCAGTGACTTATAATGATTAAATTTTATTATTATATATTGATGGTTTTCTTAATATCACCCATTAATTGTATTTCTATTAGTATTTCATCTGAAGGATATTCTCAATTTAATGACTTAATTTTGGATAATTCTTTAGAGTATTCTCAAAATTTAGAATTATCCGAAGGTACTATAAATGGTAATACAAAATTTTCCGGTTCTGGAAATAATACTATACTTCAAAATACCCAAAATGGAATATTTATATTAGAATCAGAAAATAATAATATTAATGGAGAATTAATTTCTTCAGAAAACGGAATAACTGGTTCAGTTGTAGCATCTGATATGGAAATCATGGATGAAGTATCGACTGATACTATGATGTCAGTAGACGCTATAACCGAAAAAGGAAAATTTAGTGCATTACTCGCAGGTCCGGAATACATTACAAATGATGGGTCTTCTTCCGCCTATGCTCTGAAAATCTACAAGCTGAGCAAGGATGCCGTCCCTATGCAAATCGTTGTTAAGGATGATGCCCTGCTCCGGGCAGAAGGCCTAAATGCAGCGAATGTAGCCGAGGCAATCCGGCGGGATGCCGAAATATGGGATTCGGCTACGAACAAAGAACTGTTTGCGGACAGCAATACGGTGGCGTTGAGTGCAACGGCGAAGTCTGACACGAGGGATAATATGCGAGTTCATGCCTTCGCGCCGAGCACATCGTCATGCATTGCCTTCGCTCGAACCTGGTTTAGCAGCGCAAAAGAGGACGGATACTATAAGATACTGGAGACGGATGTCACCTACAACAGCAAATATACCTTCTCGATGGATGGGAGCAATGGATATGACTTCCAGTCAATTGCCCTGCACGAACTGGGGCACAGCTTAGGATTATGCGACCTATACGCCAGCAACCGGGCCGGTCAGGTCATGAATGGTTATTATCATGGCATTGACCGGGATTTAGGGAATGGCGATAAAACAGGAATATTCAAATTATATGGTTAAACAAAATAAAAATATATGGAGAACAAATAAAATGGGAAAGACTTTAGCAGACGTTAACAATACTACCATTAAAGTATTAGTCGACATGATGAATGCTACTATTAAGGCGTTCAATGAACAGATTATACGAACACAATCCTATATGATTGAAAGCCAGTCCAGCGGTCTAGCATCTGGTTGGGCAATTGAAGACGGCGAACACGTAGTCAAGAACTTAAAGGCTGCCTGTCAAGCTGTTCAAACTGCCACCGGTGCCATGGTATCCGTGACTGAGTTGGCTGCCGGCATGCAAGTCGATGGCGACCAAATTGCCATTAACGGCTACAAGGATTCTGGTGTATCTCCGGATACCCAGTAAACTATTTTTTTTATTTGATTTTTAAGAGGTGACTATAAGTATTTTTTGGTTAGTCGTAAAATATTAAATAGTTTCTATTATTTGATTATAATATTTCGAGGTAATTATTTTGACAGGTACATTTGAAATCGATGGTGGAGTTATCACTGCTTCTGAAGCCAAAACTGACTATCAGGTACAGCTTCAATTGGCTCCAGCGGTATACTCCGCGGGTACATGGACAGTCACTGAAAGTTCAAACGTTTATTTTGTTACTAGGACTGCTGCAACCCAAAAAGACTATTATACTATTCCTATTATAATGCCATTCAGAACAACCGCTGACAAAGGTGCGAAACTAAAGTCGGTTACGATGGTTTTAACGTTAGGCGGCTCAATTTCAACTTCTAACGACGATATCGAAATTAATATTATCCAGGTTACTACACCTGCTGATGCCAGTACTCCTGTCGGATCAGTATTGGCAGGCGATGCAGGAGCAGACTATGGAACATCATACGATGCGAAGGCCAAACGTTTGACTGCTGCAACCCATACATTTACTGTAACCATTCCAACCGGTGAACAGGACTTCATTGACGATGGCGAACAATTGTATGCTCGTTTGATGGTTGAGGATGCCGGAAGTGCTGACCTCACGTGCGTACTTAAGGGCGCTATTGCAACTTTTGATGTAAATACTCTTTAAAAATTTTTATAACCCATTCAAGGAGAAGTAAGTAAAAATGGCAAATGTTGGATCCGTTCAAACTGCTAAAGGCCAGCAATTTACGTCAGCGCATGTTTTATCGCAAAGTCGGGCAGGCTTAGGTTTTTATGTCCTTTCTGGTTGTGATTGTAACCAAGCTGGTACGCCCGGAATGTCAGTGGTAGTTGACGCTGGTTACGTACAAGCTGGATTTGGTCTAGGTCGTAAAACCGTATCAGGTGGTACTGTAACCGTAGCAACCGCAGACGCAACGCTTCCTAGGCTTGATGTCATTTATATTGATGCTACTGGTGCTCTTGGAATTTATGCCGGAACACCAACTGCTATTTCTCCGAGTTCGAAGACAGACTTTAAAGAAATGGCTACTCCGGCCCCGGGAACGTCAATACCGTCTGGTGTCATAATTGCGCTGGTTTACGTAGCAGCTGGAGCAACTACCATTCTAAATGCTAGTATCAATGATATTGCCACGTATGGTCCGTATGTTGTAGAATCGCCAACTACTACCACATCAGGTAAGGTGCCATATTGGTCTGCTACGGCCAAGACCTTGTCCGATGGTTATTCAGTAGGAACTACAGCAAATTGCTTACTTCAGTTAGATGGATCGGCTAAAGTTGCCGTAGCTAATATTGCCAACGGTACTCAAGGCCAAACTATTATTCAAGGTGCTAGTAACCCAGGTTGGTCGACACGAACTTTTGACGTTGCTTTTCCATTTGGAAACGGTACATCTGTCATAACAGGTGGTACTCAAGAATATCGTATTCCAATTGCAGCTAAAGTTGTTGCAGCCCGTGTTTGGGAAGTTGGTTTAACAAGTAGTTCGGTAACCTGCACATTATATAATCATGCAATAGGAGCAGCAAAAGGTAGTGCTGCTGACACATTTACAATTTCAAGTGCTACATATTACGAAGAGACAGGACTAAATATAACCGTTGCTTTAGGTAACATACTCCGGATTGAATTGTCTTCCATTACAGCAGCAACCCAGATTGTTTGTAGCCTAACATTAGAGGCTACTTAAATGACAAATTTATACATTTTCTGGAAGAAAGTAGAAGATCCTCCTAGTCCGTGGACGAGATTAACCCGCACTAATAAATATATACGTTTTAATAATAATACTTCTAATCATTGGACAGATGTAGGTTCTACTACACATACACATACATCAGTGAGTGGTTTTTCTTGTGATAACGGAAGTCAAGGATATATAACAACGGATATGTTTGGTACTTGGAGAATGGGTATACATAATCATGCAGAACCATCATCTTGGACAATATCAACAAATAATAATAATCCTTTAGGATATGGTCTTGATATCATATATACTGAAATAACATATTGGGAAACTAATATTAAATATTTTCCGGAAGGTTCAGTATTGATGTCCAATGGTTCATTAGTAGATGCAGAATTATCAAGATTTACTAGTGCAGACGGAAAATATATTGTGCATGGAGAGCCCGGTACTTCTTTTGGTACCGATACAGCGCAAGGTCATACGATATCAGGAACTACTGGTTCGTCTGGAACTGATGGATGGAAAAGTGATTCTAATAGTATTTTATATGCAGTTCCCGCTACTCATACACATACTATTAGCGTTGCGTCCCAAACCAAATACGTTGAACCAGCAAATTTAGTAACACGATTATATTATACATTATGTCAAACAAGTAAAGCAGTTTCAGGAACAGTTGCTTTTGTAAATGGTACTCCTAGCGCAAATTGGGAAGTTTTGACTACTTGGTCAGGAGGCAACTTAAAACCAGGAAATTCAGATCCTACGTTGTCTGGATCAGATACTCATACTCAAACATTTTCAGGAAATACTAGTTCTTATAATAATACCGGATATGGAAGAGGAGTTGCAGGAGAGGATGCTATATGTAATCTTGTCATTCATTCGCATGCAATTTCCGGAACATTAGGATCAGCAACCCATATACCTGCTAGTAAATATATTATTGCTGCTAGATTATTAAATACTTTATATGCAGATGTTAGTGTCGGACCACAAATCATCGGACTAAATGCGTGGTAACATAAATGCCTGAAACATTATTAGAACTTTCCAACGACATTGGCATGAAGATCGAGAATGCCATAAGGTTAAAGATCCTAAGTAATGTTCCTCCGCCTCTCAAAGAAGCCACTATCAAACGAAAAGGTTCATCTCATACTTTAATTGACAGCGGCCAAATGTTAGCAAGTGTTAGTCATACCATTGATGATAGTATTCCAGAATTACTTCAAATTTGGGCCGGCATTTTCGAAGAAGACGTAGCAGAATACGCTGTTTCGCATGAATATGGTCGAGAAGAAGCCGGAATTCCATGCAGGTCGTTTATACGATCAACTTATGATGAAATATTTGATAATGAATTAATGCCAGAAATAGTAGATAGACTGGCAGATATATCCAAAGATAAATTAAGTAAATGAAAGTAGGAGGAATCTTTCATAAAGAAAGGTTCAAAACAAACAGAAGAAGCTAAACTCAAAATATCCCTTAAAATGAAAGAAATCCGGAAATTTCATAATCCAATGACCGGACGAAAAGGAGAACTTCATCCAAACTTTGGTAAACCAATGTCTGATGAACAAAAGAAAAAACTTTCTATTGCTCATAAAGGGAAACCAAGTACTTTCAAAGGATATCATCATACCGAAGAAGCCAAACAACAAATATCATATTCTAAAAAAGGTACAGTTGCTTGGAATAAAGGATTGGCAACAGGACCTCATACCAAAGAACATAATTTGCATATAGCGCAAGGAGTTTGCGATCATCCGGTTGGTAGAGGAGAATGGTATCAACGATTAAATGGCGAAATGATATGGTTACGTTCGTCCTATGAAGTAAGAATAGCTCATATATTGGATACATTAAATGTGGAATGGGAATACGAACCTTATTATTTTGAAATGGGTAATAAATTTTACATACCAGATTTTCTAATAAATGATACGATATTTTGGGAAGTTAAGGGTTATTTAAATGATTCTAGCATAGAAAAAATAACAACTTTTGAATCATATTATCCGGATAAAAATTTAAAACTGATTTTTAATGATCATATAAAAATGTTAGAGAAAGATTTAGAAAATAATATACCTATTAAAATAAATTCAATAGGTTCTAAAATAAGTGAAGTTATTTAATTATATAAAATTATTAATATATTAAGAGGTTTACAGAAATGGTTGCCACAGTAAATGTGAACGAGTATAATGGTAGCGGTCCAACCGCTACAGTAATTACGCAAGGCCGATACTGCACAATGGATTCATACAATCCAGGACTCAGTAATCCTTGCGTCGTACCGACAGCAGACTTCAATTATTCCTTCTGGAAGAGCCATAATATTGCCTTTTCTGGAGACTTTACCCAGATCAGTAATATTCGTTGGTATACGTCCGGATCAGTTCGAACAAACTGGGCCTTAGGTACAAATGGCGGATTATTTGTCGGTGTAAAGTCTACCGGCGATAATGGCTGTCCAGTTGCATCTTATGATCAAGCCGCAGGAACTACCGGCACGACCGGTTACGATATCGACAACGTAACGAATGGTCATACTTATTATAAGTCCGGAACCAGTAATCATGCGGTGCCGGTGGATGCAGATACTTATGTAAGTGGTTCGACACTACTTATTGACAGCACGGCTTATACGTCCGCGGATGTCAGTAATTTGGTCGTAACCCAAGTTAAGATAGCTACTGACGCAACGCAAGGAGATAAGGCGGCAGAAACTCTCACGTTCAGATATGATGAGATATAAATTAACTAAACGTTTGTTTTAAATTATAACATACTGCATAATAGTAAAATTGTAATTAGTATATTTAACTTAAAGTTGATTTTATTAAGATTTAGTAAGAAATATATTCAACCAAAAGCTTTATATACTAGTTAATTTTACTATTAGTTCGTATGACAGAAAAGAATACAAAATGTCAAGACAAAGAATGGCTATATGAACAATACGTAACCAATAATAAATCAACATATCAAATTGCACAAGAAATCGGGTGTGGAGCATCCACAATTCAGCATTGGCTTAAAAAGCATAATATTCATTTAAAGTGCGGTGCTGAACGTATCTTATCACCTGACGTATTTAATAAATTAAATAATTATAATTGGTTATACGATCAATATATTAATCAATTTAAATCAGCTTCAACAATAGGAAAAGAATTAGGATGCCAACAAGAAACGGTATCAAATTTCCTGCATAAGTTTGGAATACCAATAAGGTCTCAATCAGAAACAATTTCCGGAGATCGACATCCATTATTTGGTAAACATCATTCCAAAGAAACCCGTCAAAAACTATCCGAAACTAATTCTGGTCATATTACAACAATTGAAACACGCCAAAAACTTTCGGAAAGAATGTCAGGCTCCGGAAATCCAAGATTTGGCGTTAAACTTTCCGAAGATCAAATTGCTCGACAGAGTAAATCACTAAAAGAATTTTACGAAGAAAATCCTGATGTGAAAGAAAAGTTAAGTATTTGTAAATTAGGTAATAAAAATTATAATTGGAAAGGTGGTATTTCTTTTGAGCCATATTGTCCAAAGTTTAACCACGACTTAAAAGAACGTGTCCGAGCATACTTTAACTTTCAATGCGTTACATGTGGTAAATCAGAATCAGAAAACGGAAAAGCGTTATCCGTACATCACGTAGAATATAATAAGCAAGCTTGTTGTGATGGTAAGCCAGTTCAATTTGCAGCATTATGTCATAGATGTCATAGCAAGACCAACTTTGATAGAGAAAATTGGGAAGCTATGATCCACCGAATAATATTAGAAATATATAACGGAAGATCTTATTATACTAAAGAAGAATATAATACAATCAAGGAGAATAAAAGAAAATATGACACAAAACAAAATAGTAACATTGTCGCCGTCTGATATTAAAATCCAGATAGTGCCAGAATTTCTAACTAACAATAATAAAGATATCGTGGCAGTTCCAGAAGCCGAAGTAGGCTACTTACTACCAGTTCGAAAGTTTTTAGTAGACCAAATCGAAGACGAATTTTGCGGCCTCCTAGAAATAGTAACCCTATATATTAATGACAAAATACGTCGAGACTTATTAGAAGAACTTTATAAAGATCAAATTCACTTTGACGTATATGTCAGGGCTTTTAATACCGTAGATTGTCCGAAGATACTTCGAATCTATAAAGATTGTGTATTCTGTCGTCAAGAATTTATTATACCTGAACTAGACCTAAGTTCAACAGTCCGTTACTATTTTACCAATTCAAACGAACCTTGGCAAATTTCAGAAGAAAAGATATCCAGGATGATACCTGAAAACCAGTACTTCTATGATTATGCAGTTAGTAAGGCCATCAAAGATTTGAAATATCCAATGGCAGACATATGCAAAGCACTTAATTGGCTACAAGAATTTCGGGAAGGTTCAGTAGATAATGTCCGCGATCATTGAATATCAGTGGATCAAGATCTATAAAGATGAGGACGGATGCGAACACTTTATACCGCAATTTACGTCTGATGGCACACAACAATTTTGGACACATACCGAAAACATTAAGATACATAAATTGGTTATAGCACCTTTTAGCGAAGAAGTTGCCGCAGCCATGCAATCCAAAGGAATTCCAGGTTGTGCGGTACCATTACCGACTTGGAATTTTAATGTCCTACCGTCCGATAACGTTAAAGCCTATTGGGACAACGAAATCCAATTAACTAATCACTTTTATTGTAAGACGTGTGGAGCCCAATGGAAGCACATTGATAGCTCGAAATGGGCAGAATGTCCTAAGTGCGGCCAGAAAGATGAATGGACTTGCAAAAGATGCGGTCGAAGCAACATAGACAATAATCTCGTCAAACGTAATAATCGCGGTGAAACCAACTGTCCATACTGCGAAATTCCGTATGGCTTAAATAGGACCGTTTATCTTGAAAGGATTCAAGACATTATAGAAAATACAGATTATGTTATAGAATTCGTAGGCAAATTCAAGATAATTATTAGAAAAGATAAAATAGACGTCGAATCTTTATAAAAATTTTTTAATACAGGACGTGAATAATGCTAATCGGAGAAACCCCCATAGGAGAACTTCCAGGAATTGGAGACTCATTTTCGGTACTATCAAAGACCTACGACATGGATATGTGGGTGATCTTTACTGGATCAGAACCACTTGAAGGCGGTGCAATCCGATATACCCTTAATAGAAATCATGATGTTCTTTTAAAGAAATTAGTTCCAAAAACGTATGAAGGCCTTATAGGAATTGGTCGATCAGACTTATCCAAAACGTTCCAAATCAATACTGGCATTCTAAAGACGTTAACTGTTGCAGATTTTGACTTAGTGTTACGACCGTCCTACGAATCCACGATACCGTCAACGACCGTTATTAGTGCTCTAGTATGGTCATATGCTGAAATTTTAGATGCAGTTTGGCGTCAAATGGATACGATGGCAAATGCCCTTAAATTAGAATATGCACAAGACGACGACTTAGATAATGCATGGGGTCAGATATACGACCTGCCACGTTTGGTTTCAGAAGACGATACTCAATATCGTGACCGTCTAAAGACTCGAACAAAAATTCTAAATAGTTCAGGCACTAAAGCCAATTGTGAATCGATCATTGATAATGTTATTGGTGAAGAAGATGCATCCGACGTAGATACCCAATATCCGTCGTGCGTTAGAATATCTTTTAATACTGATGATTACACACGAATAGCAATTGCCAAAAAGACTACACTAGATATTTTAATTCCCCAAATGTTAGCTGCTGGAGTTTCATACGATTTAATGTTACCCCTTGTCGATTATACTACTGACATTATAATGAATGGTCCGATATGGCTACCATTTAATATGTATTACGGATTGCGACGCAGAAATAATGATGCAACATACGAATTCGATCTAATTAATATTTTTAAATACACCATTGGCTATGATATGGATATTTTAACAGAAAAATATTTCAATAAAGATTATTTAGTAAGTGCCAACTTACGAAATGCTTTTGCAAAGAGTTATACTATGTTAATCGGACTATTTGGCCACATATTAAAGACACTACCATCCGATATTATTATGTCAAAATTAAATATATTAAGTCAATATATGGTTGATGGTTACTTTAGCAAAAATGACTTAACCGAAACTTGGACAATGGACCAAATATCAAAAATAACCAAACGACGATTTTATAGAACTGAATCCAATTTAGTGTTTCAAAAGTTAGCTTCTGTTGAATTTGACATCCTGAGCATGTTATTTGCTAAGTCGTTAGATATAGACATTTTAAATAAAAGAACGTTTCCAAAACGTGCAGCAATGCGAATGACCTTAGTGGGAGCCTGAATATGCAACCAGTTGTTTTATCAGTAGTTGAAGGTAAAAACTTTCTATTAGGGACTTTTGACACTACTAATTTCCAGGATTGGTGGAAGTCTGAACCATTTCCCGGAGCAATAGATGAAATACAGCAACCGGTTCACGTTTATGGCCAGTATCATGTATGTATTTGTAAAATGTCTAATGGTACGTATTCGATTTACCGTACCAAAAATATGGGAAAGTCCTGGGTCCAAGTTTATAATACTGCTAACATTATTTATACCCTAACGTTAATTGATTTTGGTTGGGTAATAGGTAGCACTTCAGCTGGTTGGATCGAATCTTGGCAAGATTCCGGCTATACGTGGAGTGAAATATCAAGTTTCGCACCAGGTTGCAAGACCGTAATTAACATTGATGATGATGTTTTATTTGCCCATGACGGTAATTATATCTGGCGATCGTATGACTTGGCAGAAACCTGGTCAAAAGTTTTAGACTGTCATAATATATCCTGGGTAGGTTTTCACGGAGGTTCTGAACGTACAACATTTACCGGATATTCGAGTCCAGCTCTTTGTGGTTACGGTTCTAGAGTCGTAGCAAGTTGCGGACCTTATTTATTAGTATCAGATAATTTAGGCAGTACTTGGACCATGCCGTGGGGCTGGGCAGGTGATCCTACATTTGCTGCATTTGGTATTGTGTGGACATTACCAAGAAACAATATACGTATTTTACAATTATCTATCGTAGACTATACTGGTTTACAACCCGATGATTTTACCGTAGTTGCTAGAGTACTTATACAAAATACTGGTAAAGTGCGTTATATTGTTAATAATGATGGTGGTTATTTAAATACTTGGAATACTTTATTTGACTTAAACTATCACGGTGAAGAAATTGGTAAAATAAATACTTATAGTGTTTTAAAAGTAGGTACATCAACTACTGATTTTCTTGCTACTATAAGTGACTTTAATTCTGACGGAACTCCAATATTTAAAACATCTATTAACGGATTTAATTGGATAAATGTTAACACGTCTACAGTTACAGTCTACGAAGGAGATCCCTTGGATGAAATTTATTCTCCAGTAGGGCAGCAAGTATTTGATGAAGAATATATTGCTAAGTATGTTTGGTCTGGTGTTCCGTGCCACAATTCTGGTAAATGGATAATAGACTTAAATAAAACGGTTCGAGGTCTTTCTTGGGATCAAGACTTATTAATATCATTTAGAAAAACTAATCCATTAGCTATGTTATATAGTACTTTAGTCACTAAATACAAGACATATGATAACGATGTTTTAAATAAAAAAACTATTTTAAAATCATTGCTAGATGATGTTCTTTTGAAAAAGACCGTTACTAAAACCCATTTAGTCAGTCAAATGCTTCAAAAATCCTTTACGGAATCAATGGATAGTTATGTTGCAATCGCTGAAAGGGTTCCTGTTTCGATAACACCTGATATCCTTAATAAGAAGACATTAACAAAATTATCTTACTATGATGTCTGTTTATTTGATACACCTGAAAAAACGTACAGTGCTGACATTCGATTAATTGATGACCACTTGGAAGAAATTACTGTATCAATAGAACGTTATACTCCGCAGTTACTTGATATCGAGTACTTGGATTTACCGTATAAGCCTTATGATAGCCGAGCACAAAGGGTGGTGCCGTAATGCTTTCGATAACACAAAGGGCAAGATTACTTGAGGCAATTCCAACCGATCTTGCAGATCTTGTTGTTAAAAAACTTCGGAAAGATCGATTAGAAAATGATGACTTTACATTTCCATCGATGAGACTTAATATTATTTCTGAGGGCGTTAGAATGCGACCAACCACTCATGGTCCGATTTACAAAGACTATTTAGGTGATAATGGCGACGCTCGTGAATGGATAGGCCAGCATCAACAAGCATCTGTTAGTGTAACGCTTTTAGCTGAAAGCCTACTAGCTGGAACAGACCAAGACACCCCAGAAATTCTTGACCAAATGCTTTATGATTTACAAACTGAAATTGAGTTATTGAGGCTCGGATTATATTGGCCAACAGACTTCATGAAGGTAGTGCCTGGTTCCGGACACGTCAATTATTTACCACCATTTCAAGCCAAGGCATCCGACCAACATTGGATTTATCCTGCGGTCTACGATTTCAAAATAGAATATTGCTTCTCAGTACTAGATGAGACACCAAACATCCATGCTATCCAATACGATTTTGGCTTCCCAGCAGACGAACCAATTAGTTGGATGGATACGTTGACAGATGTACATCCTCCGTGGTACGAAATGTCCATATGTGTTAGAGGATGGTATTCTAACTTGGTTTGTGACTTGATTTTGCAAGGTGCTAGTCCAACGAAAGGAATTAGTTGCGATATTATATTAATAAATGAATAAAAAAGTATTATTAAATATTTTTATTATTTCTATTTTCTATTCTTTTTAGTTTTTCGTAGAGTTCTTGTCGAGTGATTGTGGTCTTCTTTTCAATACTAGTATTTTGTTCTCTATTTTGACCAGACCAAAAATTTTGGAACATTTTATCAGTTAGTTCAGACATTTAAATCACCTTCTGCCAAATTGTTGTTCTGTTTCTAGGACCAGTCATTCCGCTGCGTTTGACGAGTCCACGATTTTCCAATCGGATTAATTCACTACAACGGGCTCCGATTTCCTTAGTAGTGAACTTTTCCGATTTTATATTTCCAAGGATTTGTTCTTCTCGAATACTTAATCGTCCTTTTGTCATTTAACCTCAAAAAATTAAAGTAATCGTAGGTAGTATTCGAATTCTGTGTTCGAAACCCGTAATGTGATTACTGGAACTCCGTTGTATCTAAAGTCCTTGTATTTATAGAATTCTTTAAATGTATTATCGGAAGTCTTTACATTTACAACCTCGACTAAGCTCGTATCAGGCTTTGTTTTATATAATACGAATAGCATTTGGTCATCTTTCGGATCTTCTTGGAATTCTTCTCTGATTAGTTGCAAGGCAACCAATCCTAATTTCTCAAACGATTCTTTCATAGTACTTAGTAGTTATATGAGAATATAAAAGTTTTGGTTACTCACTTCCGAAAGTGTCTTTATGCCACTGTGTCATGTGATATATAAAATACGTTGCATAAAATACGATCAACGTTCCAAATAATCCGTACAATATATCCCATAATATAAATGTAGACATTTCTTTCATTACGAACATTCCGGAGGCGCAGGCAACACACGATAGACCAAATATAAGATCTTCAATTGGGTCCTTTGGTAGATACTTTAATATAGACATTAATATTCACTCTCATCCATATATCTATCAATCTGGAAGTTTCTTAATAACATAGCTTCTTTTCTAATTTTCTGAATTTCTTTTTCTGTATGTCCTAATGATTTTAACTCGTTATTTGATAAATCGTCTAAATGAATATTAGACATTTAAATCACCTAAAGTACTTTTATTTGATTTATTATAAGTACTTTTTGCTCTTATAACATTAGTCGTAAAATATTAAATCGTTTCTATTATTTGATTATAATTTAGTAGGTACTATTCATGAAATCAAAATTAATTGAAGAACCTCCTGAAGAACGTCGGATGAGTGTCTATTCCGCTTATCGAGATGGGAAGATCTCTAAAGACGTCTATCAGAAATATTTTAAGGATGGTTATAATGTCAAAACCACCCTGATAACAGTCTAAACACCTTTTTATGGAGTTATTAATTTATGGTTGAATATGGAAATCCAAATCAGTTCGTAAGACTGATTATTAAGTTAGAGACAGTTGGTCCAGTTCCTGTTATTGTAGGAAAAGGCACTGTACTCGTAGTTGGTAGGGCTGTAAGAGGTCCCGTTGACGAATGCGTTGTAATGACGTCATCTACAGAGGCTAGCCATTATTTCTATTCTGGTGGCTTAAAAGACGCTATTGAAATTATATTTGCGCAAGGCGCTCCTGTTGTCTATGCTGTCAGGGTATTAGGTACTAGTCATGCGACTGCAACAAAAACATTAACAGACGGCTTATCTTCTCCAAACGATGTCGTAACTATTGGCGCGTATTCTCCCGGAATTTGGGGCAATGCAATTACCGCCAAGGTGCTTCAAGGCAGTTATAAAGCCACAGAATTTTCCCAGTACGGCATTCCAGGTGATGGAACAGTAGGTCCGTATTACACGGATAATATTGCTTTATATCAGAGCTCTGCAAATTGGGTGAAAGTTGCCGGAGTCGCTAAGACAATTACTTATACTGCTCCACCTTCCGCAGATCAAGTATATGTTGATACTGTCAACGGAAGTTTGACTTTTGGAACTGCGGTAGCCGCAACTTCCTTGATTACATATAGCTTAAAATATTATACTGTCAAGATTGTCCTTTCTGACAATGAATCGACTTACACCTATGATAATATTTCATCCTTGGTTAAACTGGTTGCTCGTCTCAATTCTTCAGGTTTCGTGGAAGCTGAAGCGGTATCTGGCGAAACTCACTTACCAAAAATTGATGCTGCCACCACGCACATTTTAACAGGTGGACTAGACGGATCAACAATTACAACCGATGACTGGGAAGATGCGTTATGGGTCGGTGGAAACGCCGCCGCAGAACTAATAGGTGCTCCTCAATGCGCTTGTATCACAGAATATGAAGTTGACATTGGTACTCATGATTTAATACCGGTATTAGACGGCTGGGCATCTGAAATGGCTAATAAGTTCCATCCATGCCAGTGTTTCGTGGCTGCTGCTCCAAACTTATCCGTGGATCAATTATTGGATTTAGCATCTGGGTATTCGAATCGTCTTCTGACAATAGTTGGCAACGCTTGGGACAATTCTTCAACAGTTCAAAATATTGCATGTGCTAGAGCTGGTAAGGAAGCCGCAGTAGCAATTGGCGAAAGTGCTGCCCTACCCCGCAATGCAATGAACGGCTTAAATGGTTTATTGAATACTTTCGACCAAGACGAAGTTGACACTTTAACTCAAGATACTGACGCAAGAGTTGATGCGATTATAAAGAGCCGAGGCATCAGACCATACGTTGGAATTACTACTGACCAAACTTGGCAGTTCTTAAGAACGGTTGATAATCGTACCATTAATTGGGTCATTGTTTGCTCTAACGAAATTGCTCAACAATATTTCCACGAAAAGCGTACTAATGCAGTAATGTCTGCAATGAAAGCTTCTATTGCTTCAGTTCTTAACGATTTATTACGTGATGAAAATATTAGAGCTTATAAACTCGATGTTTATCCAGATGACACAGATACCGGAAAAGTCATCGTTAAAATCAGTATGGAGAACATAGGCCACATAGAACGCATAGATGAAACAATCGCAGTTGGCATCCTAAATGAAAATGAGGATACTAGCGTTATTACTGAAGTGAGCGAGGAATAAACTCACTTCCAAACATTTTTAAGGAGTTATAACATTTATGGCAGATAGTGCATATACAATAGTTGCAGAAGATCCAGGAGACATAGTGGTAACTTTTACATCTACCGCTAACGGTATTCCTCATATTATTCCGTTGAAGTCTGTTTCAGTACAAAAAAGTACTGATGTAACACCAGAATGGGGAACTGGTTCTCACGAAAAGTATGGTCAGACTCAAGGCAAAATCGACTACAAAGGCGACTTTGAAATCGGAACCTGGTGGGTATCTTCTGCTGAAAACCCAGAAAAGTGGATGGATCTTATTAAAGAAAATCTTACTTATGCAGCTAACGGTCTTGGTAGAGAATTCACTATTGTAATTGGTGATAATGGTGCTGCGTATGATCGATCTATTCGAGAAGGTCCTACTGAAGTTATTGGCCATTCAATAGTAACATTTTATAGATGTTTACTGACCGGAGATTCTTTGAGTGTTGGTAACGTAGGTTCCACTGCATCCACTAAGTATTCATTCAGTGCAATGTATAGAGATCCTAAGTAAATTTTAACATAATATAATAAAAGCAAGGAAAATCAAACATGATATCAAAAGAACTTATTTTAGAAGGAACTAAATTCCGAAAAACTGTGCACATAACCGTATATAACGAGGATATCGAGATACGCCCGCTGACGGAAATCGAAATTGCAAAAGTATTCAAGAAAGTCGAAAAAGAAGGATTCCTAATTTCTATGGAAGACACTAAAATATCAGATAATTATATTTTACCAATTGAAGCTTGTCGATATGGTATTGTAGATCCGTCACTCCACGAAATCATTAATCCAGATGCTCCAAAAGAAGAACAAAAAGAAGTTTTTGAAAGCATGGTCGGAAATGCTCTAGTTGAAATAGGTCGCGAAATCATTAATATATCGTCAGTAGGTAGTCAAGAACTCTTGGATTTTTTCAAGGAGCAGAAGGCCAAAAGCTTGTCTGGCTCCATTATTCAGGATATAAAATAAGCAATAAGCCAATTGGTAAGATGACGCGCCTGCAATTAGATGCCATTTCTCACATTCAAGAAATTATTGCATTAGCTAAAGCTGGCAAAAAGCCCGGTGGTCGTACTCTAACCCACAAGGAATTCTTAAATCGTATGAAGTGCAAACTTCCTAAGAACTTTAAGTACGATACTTGCAGTGAAGATGCTAAGAAACGTTGGCTTGCTGTTGTAGAGAAGAATAAAACCAAGTAAACATTTTATAACCTTTTTAGGGAGTTGTTAAACCATTTCCGATTACGCCAGATCTGTCAGCATACTCGTAGAAATCGCAGGAAATCCAGAAGCCAAGTTGGATGCTATTTCTAAAAAAGCTAGCCAACTTTCCGGACAAAAGGTCACAGTAGGCGCAGGAGCAGAACAGGCTACTTCTTCGGTGAATAAGTTATCAAGTGCTGCCAACAACTCAGGAAATGCTTTCAGTTCTCTAGGCAGTAAGATGTCTGGAGCCTTCAACTCCGTAAAAAGTTCGTTAGGAGACGTCCAAAAAAGTATCCAAGAAATGTCTGGTGCATTACTTGGAATGACTGCCGGTGGTGCTGTTTCGGGTCTAGCTTGGTTATCAAAAGCCAAATCTAACTTATATGTTGCTGAAATGAAGCAAGCTATAGACACCAATAAAAAACTTGGAATTTCTTTTGACGAACTTAAAAAACAAGCAGAAGAACAAGCTGAAATGGGTTTAGGAACCGTAACTTCCAACATGAAAGGTGCTTATGCTACTATAATGGCCGGCGGAAAATATATGGGCAAATCTGGCCAAAATAAAGTAGATCAAGCTGGATCATTAGAAGCGTTCTATACGTCCCGAAAAGAATTAATGGAAGAAGAAGGCATTTCGTCTCCTGAACAGTTAGTAAGACGTCTCACTATGACATCAGGTGATATGTCCAAGAGCATCAGAGCCAAAAGTCTTTCAACTGCCTTGGGTATCAGTTTAGACGAACCTTCAATGAAGTCTGCTCAAAAAAGAATAAACAGACTTGTTCAAGAAGGTTCTGTAATTGATATGAAGGCTCAAATTGACCTTAGGCCTTGGGATGTTTTGGATTCTAGATTAGGGCAATTAAAATCTTCTATTGGCGATAGTATTGCAAAGCCAATGACATTTGTTACTGTTGTCGTTTCAAACTTAGTAGAAACAATTACTAATATTCCTGGAGGATCTGCGTTAATAGGTTTCGCGGGAATGGCATTAGCATTAGCATCAGCATTAAGTGTTACAATTGGAGTAATGACTCCTCTCTGGAACTTAATGAAAGCTCTTAATATAACTTCTGGTATCAGTACGATGCTAAAAGCTTCAGAAGCTTCTGCTACTGTTGCGGACGCAGGATCGCATGCGTTATTAACGGGAGCCATGGAAGGTGAATTTGCTGTAACAGAACTTAATAATGGTGCTCAAAATACTTCGTTAGCTACTAGACTTCGATTAATTGGAGCAAACATCTGGCACACCGCTACTCAATATGCCGCTAACGCAGCTAACATGCTAGGCATAGGTAGCCTATTAGGATTATCTGCCGCAGAAGGAACCGCTGCAACCGGAGCCTACGCATTAGCGGCTGGAGTATGGGCATTCCTTTCGCCATTATTACCATTTATCGCAGCTGGAGCAATACTAGTAGGCATCCTAGCCTTGATAGCCGATAAATTAGGTATATTAAAGCCATTAATTTCTGCAGTTAAGAAAGCCTTTTCAGGAGACTTTGGCGGAGCCTGGAAATCCCTGACTCACATTAAAATGCCCACCATGGAAGTTGCTTTTGCAGGTATCAAAGATGTCTTTGCGGGTATATTTAATGGTACAACATTCTTTTCTGTAATTACTAGATTGCTGGGCGTTCCATTATATAAATTGATTGACTTTGCGGAACAGATTCGAGACCTTATTAAAAAGATCAGAGACTTCGTGGATTACATTATCGGTCTCTTCTATAAATATTTATATATGCCTTTAAAGGGTATCTGGGACTCAGTTATCAAAATTGTTGAAAAAGTATTTGGCAAAACATTGACTGGAGAAGATCTCAAAAACGCCTTCATGGAAGCCGCTAAATCTAATAATGCGTTAAGCCCGTTGGCTACTCGTAGTCCAGAAGGACTAAATGCTCTATTTGATGCTATTGCATCCGGGAATTCAGCAGATATTCAAGCTACTAAAACAAAATATGGTATATCTGATCCAGAATATAATGCAGCTAAAGATCTTATTAATATGTTAAGTTCTGGCGGTGGAGCAACCGGAGCCGGTGCTACTTCGACAACTTTAGTTGGAGCTGCTGCAGCTGGAGCTATGTCAGCAATTAACGATAAGTTTACAAAAGACGTAGCACAAACCCAAGAAAACCTTAATAACGGCAAGACTGGTATGTCTGCTTCTTCTTGGAGTATCTTCAATACTTTAGGATATGGAGCATCTGCATTATGGGGCGCAGGAAAAGGCGTATACGGTTATTTAACCAAAAATGCAGTAGGTGGTGAAGTAACAAAATCGGGCTTAGCTTGGGTCGATTCCGGTGAACCTATTATTCCAGCTAGTGTAGCTCGTGACTCCAATTTAATAAATTTATTAGAAGAAATTGCATCTAGTGGTGGATCATCTTCCAAGAACGGCGTCACAATCGTAGTTAACATGGATTATAAGTCTTCTGGTCCCGGTACTGGAAATGGCCGTTACTTAGATGACTTTGCATTTGAAAGAGCAGTCAAAAACATTATCGGAAAGTGTACCAGAACATACGGAAGCTACTAAAAATATTTTTAAAAGCATATCAAGGAGAATCAAACAATATTATGACATTTACAGTAAAAATAGGCGACTATACCTTTAATGAGCCGTTAGGAGAAACCCAGGAAGATGGTTCAATTCCATATGGTCAGCCAAATCCGACCCGCATAACATGGAGTAAAGAAAATTCTATAAAGACCCACGAAATACCATGGCCTGCTCATAAAACATGTCGGACGTCCAAACTAACTCTCTGGAAATGCGATATGGATTTTGTGATAGTAACCAAGGAACGTATGCAACAAATCCAAACAAAAGTCGACAACGCAGGACCATATCAAGTTGAAACCGCATTTAAGTCAATTCCAATGTACATTGAATCGTTTACTGCTATTTCTGAAGAAGGTAACGATGATTACCGTTTTCAGTGTTCCTTAAAGCTCAAGGAAGAAAATGACTGAGGCTTAATATGGTACAATGGACAATTCCTGAATATTTGGACGCTAATCCTGCTGCATATCCTGGAAACGTCGTTACGATGTTTAAGCCGGAAGCTCCAGCTGAAAGTAACGATAAATTAAGTGATTGGTATACAAAAGGTTACAACGCTCTTTACGAAGAAATTCAAGAATACCAGGATGCTATAGCAGCAGGCGAAACACCAGATGCGACATTAAAACTTGCTTTAATGGGTTACGGCACTGCAAACATTGCCGATGAAAAGGATGATCCTTCTGATGAAGCAGTGCCCCCATCTAATGATAATGAAGACCCAATTGCTCAAAATTCTGGAAGTGGCTTAGGTCAAGGCATTCGAACATATACAGTAATTGGTGGCGACGTTGTATCCGCAGACATTATAAGCATAACAGCCACTATGTCTTCCGGTTATGACGAAGGCAATGAACAGGCATCTTGTACTGTAACATTAAACAATAATTATCAAAAATACGGCAAGAAAATAGCTTCATACCAATGGGCGCCACGAATTACCCGAATATGGAGTCAGGCTGCTATAGACTACAATATGGACAACGGTGTACAAACCAGCACTTACATGATCTTTCAAGGTTTTATGGCTGATGCCAAATATAATAATGAAACGGCTGTAGTAACATTTGGTTGCATTTCAATAGAAGCTGCTGGTTCCTATAAGGATACAACTTGGTCACCAGAAGATGGCTACATACTAAAAATGCAAGAAACTGTAGACCAAATTAATAATGGCGGTAATTTAGGTATTGAAATTAAAAACCTTAAATTAAATAATCCTGTTTTACGTAAACAAGACTATACTCCATCTGACCTATCAGGTAATGAAGCTCTACGAAGCCTAGCCACCGATAACAAAGAAAGTTTTTATTATGGTCACGATTTCGACGATAACGTTTATGTAGTTCTTACAGATTCTGATTCCTTCACAGAAACAGTATTTCTAGACCCATATGTTATTGAACCTGCTGACACGTCAACAATATTTGGCCACGCTAACGTAATCACAACAATTGCTGGAACAACTTCCATTGAAGATACTATGCGGCATATACCGTCATCTGTAAAAGATGAATTATTTGCAACCAAATATAACTGGGAAAGTATTTATCGGTACGGTAAAACGGAAGACTCGATAATACATGACCCTAATTTAATGTCAGTACAAGCAGACGTAGAATCTGATATAAAAGATGAAAACTTCAAACAATATATTGACCGAGATATTAAATTAGTGGTTGCCAATAGAATTCCAAAAATACTTAGTATGGTTATTTTCCAAGTTCCTGATTTACAGACGGGAGAACTTCTCTGGATCTATGGCGGAGTCAAGAAAAAGGAAGTCGAATATAGTTCTGCGGGAATAATAACCCACTTAGAAGTTGCCCGCATCAACAATGGTTATGGTAATGAACTAACATCTACATATGAAGGCCTTATATTAAATACCGACGAATATGTTGCGTCAGATGGTCAGCGTTGGCAAGCAGTATTCAGAAACGGCAAATGGACTTATGGCTATTCTGGTACATTTTTAGATCCATTTAATTATAGTGATAATCCACCTACTGAAGTTTCTGATCATTTCAAGGACCAAATTTCAAATATCGAATCAGCTAACGACGAAAAGTCACCTAACTGGCGGAGCAATTATTAATGAGCGATAACTACCTTTATACTTTTTATGGTGATGGAACAACCACTTGGGTCTATCGTTGTTCTGAAAGCGGTGATATAGTTCGAGCTAAATCATCAGACGATCATTATAGTTATTTTGACTTAGCTGAAATGCCTAAACGGGTGATCTGCGAATTTCGAGACGCATCAAAGCGAAAATGGTCTATGGATCCATATCCTGAACCGGAACTATCAACCCAAGAAATTCCTGAAAATGCTTCAGATACTGGCATAACGGACGAAGAATTTAAGGAACTTGTTTTGTCCCGTTATGCAAATGTTATTTTTGAAAACAGTAAATTCAAGATGTTGGTTGAGCACCAAGACCGTTCAAAATCCTATTTGGATATGCCGCTATCACTCTTGAAGTCTATCGCCAAGAAAAATCGATATTTTGGAACAGCTATTTGGATGGTGGACTAAATGCCGTCTGGTCCAATGACTTCCATAGGAAGTAGTGTCCAAAGATGGCTCCAGAATATAATGAAAATTGAATATGCCACGGTCGTCAAACTTAACAAAAAAGGCGAGCACGGTGTTCAGTGTCATAGTCCCGACCATCCCGAATATTATAATACGGTTACAGTTAAGGTGCGCGATGCCAAAGAAAATGTAGACCCAACCAAACTCGAACACCAATATGAATGTGTGCTTCAAGACTTCGTTGGTAATTGTTTTGGACATCCTTGGACACCGCGCGTTGGTGATTTAGTTCAGGTCCTTTTTCTTTATAATACACAACCTATAATATTAGGACCTGTTAATACTACGTATCAGGCTCCTCCAATGAGAGGACCAACTTGCGCTGATGCGATGTACGACGAAGTTTGGAAATGGTGCCAGTGGCTTGAACCAACTCAAGATCGCAACCACGATTATAAGGATCATCCAAAAGGCAAGATGCCCATTTGTAGGAAATTGTTTCACGGTCCAGTTACTGGCCAGCCTGGCGGTAAAGGCCGTGACGAAATGTTTGTTTGGGACTGTCAAATGGGTGACGCCGAACCTACATGCAAAAATTGTTGGATAGTTGATTCTGTTCCAAGAAGTGGCGAACAGTGGTTTAAACAATACTCAACCCAAACGGAATCCTTGCAAGCTTACAATAGCAGGGCTGAATGGCATAGTCGTTGTGGATCATATCTTCGTTTTGAATCAGACGATGAAAATCCGTCTAAAAACACTTCACTGGAATATTCTGAAGGTATTGGTCATATTCGTTTAGGAAATGCAACTACTGAAGCAACTAAGAAAGGTCACATTAATTTCCATCCGACTGGCACTATAGACATTCATGGAGATCACGAAGAAAAAGCTATTAACGCCGAAGAACTAGGAGCTCGCATGATGGTAACCGGTTCTGGTATGACATTAAGCGATGCTCATGGCGACATAGCATATGAAGCCATTTATTTACCGCTTCAAGCTTTTGTGAGAATTTATAGAGACGGATCCATACGAATAACATCTAATAGTGATACAACTAACGGTTGTTCTGAAGTCGAATTAAATCCAAATGGCAATTGCTATATCTGGAATATACTAGCTGATGCATATGCTGAAATTGCAGCAGACGGTTCCATAGAGATTAAGAGTTCTCAAGGTACTACATGTACCACTCCGACGTTACACCTTACTGGAGATATGCAAATTGATGGCACATGCACTCACGGAAGTTGCAGTTGCGAAGATACCTTTGTCATAAAAGCAGGTGCAGAAGGCGGACAAACCGTATGTGGTGACACAGAAAAAGATGGAATATTAACATTATGCGGTACAAGCGATGCTAGCAAAGGCCAAGTTACCATAGACGCAGATTTAGAATGTACTGGCGAATTAGGTTCTCAATTGCTATCTTCAATTGAAGGAGAACTTAACTCATCTTATGTTCAATCTAGTGGTTGTAGTGGTGGTCAATCCGTATTAGGTGGTACTGATAGTGGAGACGATCTGTCATTAGAATCCACATCTAATGCAACGAAAGGCAACGTTAATATCCAGCCAAATGGCGGACAAACTAATATCGGCGGCGGATGTGACATAACAGGACCTATTACTACAACTGGTAAACTTTCGATGCGTCCCTTTATCGAAATTGGTAAAATTGCTCAAAATAGCAAGCCAACTATTGTCCAACGAGGCGCAACCACAGGTTATAGTCTGCCAATTTATAATAGCGACCAAGAAGAATTATTCATTTCAGAATATATTGCTGGTCGATGGGACGGGGCAAGCAACATTTCAATGTCCATAATAGGATACTTAGCTTCTGCAGAAGATGTAAATGACGATTTTGCATTACAAGTTTCCTGGATGAATAAATCAACCTCATCTGGCGTTGTTCAAGATACAACTACTGACGTTACCGTTGAAACCAACATTGATACTAATCGATCTGCTCAATATTCGATTTATAAAGTCGATTTTGCCATTGATTGGGACTTAAACAATCCTGATATTTTGACTTCCGATTTTTTTGCTGCTAGGATTCGAAGAGTTGCTGTTGGAGCAGGTAAGGTCGAAATGTCAGGAGAATTTGTGGTAACAATGATTATAATTACATATAATGTTGACAAAGTGTTCAAGGCGGCTTAAAATAATGACTATTGAATATTACGATCTAAAAACCAACATGGATATTTCAGCAGGGCATTGTCATTGTCACTCAAGTTTAGATTTGTTGTTAGATGCAACTGGAGACCTTGCTTTGGTTTCTAGTCACGATGAACTCAAGCAACGATTCTTTTTATATTTAGCTACGCCTAAAGGCGAGCGTTACGATCCAAAAATTGGTTGCAGTTGCCTAGATTATCTCCACGAAAAAAATACTCGTGGTAACTTACGTAGACTGGAACAAGACTTGGAAGCCGACATGAAATATCAATTTCCTGAATTGGCTATAAATTCTATAACGTGTTCAACTAGCGTAAGCGATCCGTTCCAAACTGAAATTTTATTACGATTGGCTCAAAACAACTTACTACAATTCTTGTATACACCAGACGAAATAATGTCAATAACATCAGAATTAAGTAATATTATAAATTACTATTAATAATTTTTCGAGGTTTTATGTTAGTTCCTGAAATTGAAGATATTAAAGATGATCTAAGAGAAGCTATTATTCGAAGGCATCCTAAAATACGGAATTTTAGCTCGGGCAGTATGCTTGATATAATTGATGAGATTATTGCCATACAAATCAATTTAATGTATCAAAAAATCGAGGATTCAGTTTATAGCATTTCGATATTAACAGCCGAAGATGCAGACTTAGATGCTCTAGTAGTTGACCGACTTCCCGAAGGTCGTCTAGATGGCGATCAAGCAATTGGTACAATAACATTTTCCAGCATGGACATTGCAACGGTTGCAATTCCTGTGCCGTTAGGTTCTAAAGCTCTGGCAGTAGGATCTGACGGCAGTCGGGTGTTCTTTGAAACAACTGCCTATGGTGAAATTTCCATAGGAGAGAATTCAGTTAACATCGCAGCTAGAGCCGTGAATTCCGGAGAATCAGGCAACGTTTCCGCATACATGATTACGAATATTCCATATGCTATTGATGATATTGATAGGGTCGAAAACCTTAATGCGTTTTCTGGTGGTACTGACCAAGAAAGTGACGACGACCTTCGAAATCGTTATTATTATGCTGTTTTGGCTACAGGCACTGCAACTACTACAGTTATTGAAGAACATTTAACTGATTTAGAGGACATTTCAGAATCTCATCTATTCTCACGAAGTAATGGTGATTTGGAAGTCGTAGTTGATTATAGTGGAGGAGTTGGCGATGATTATGATGATGTTGGCGAAGTCCTCTTGGACAATGTCGCCGCCGGAATAACATGCCGAGGTAAATTAGGATCTACTATAAGGACTGGCGTCGTAGTTGATCATTTATCTGATTGTTCAGGCGGTCGCATATTGGTTCGAGCAGTTTCAAATGCTCTTTCAGGTGATTCATTTACTATAAATTATATTGACATCTTAGGCAGATCACGAACCGCAACAGTTGTAATACCAGCAAGTACAATTATTGGAGATACGATCGAAGCTACTCTAGAAGACGACGATGATCGTGCCGCTTACATCAATGAAACGTTCTATTCTGGTGTCAACAGTTACGATATTCTTATAGGAATGGGCGACTATCCATATATGTATATCTTGCCAAGAACAGTCTACGTAGATGCAACAATTAATGTCGTAGGTACAAGTACTGCGCCAGCAACCTTAGATGACAGTATCAAAGATTCTATAACGGATTTCTTGAATTCATTTACAATTGGAAAGGATCTCGAATGGTCAGATTTATTCTTCTATATTTATATGGACTATACAAGTTCTGATTTAATAACCGGTATTGATAGTATAACGTCATGTTCACTTGTGGGTGATGGTTCCACGATTTCTGGACCAGGCACTACTATAGACATTGATGAAGACCAAAGGATACGAGCTAGAACAATTACTGTAACGGTAACTTAATTTAAACTTTTTTATTTTATTACTATTATTTTTTGGTCACCTAACTAACATGATTTTCGACCAAAAACTATATATTCTCAAAACACTAATAGTAGTTTGGAGTAAGACTACTATGACAAGAAACAACGGTAAGACACCAAATGGCAAAGATTGTTTGATCGCAGAAGAATTACCATTACTGCAGAAAAGGATCTACGAACAAGCTCGCGGCACTTGGCAAGAAGGAGTAGCCGGATATTTAATCCGAAATGGCTACGTAGTTGGCTATGAAGCCGATGGTACTAGGCTCAGAGGCAAGGCCGGCAAATACGGCTCCAAGTATGCCAAGAGCTTAGATAATTTAATGGTCCGAATAGAGGAGCACCTTCCATTAGGTTTAGAATTGAAGTCTGAACAAGTAGGCCAGAAGGGAGCCTGGGGATATAGACTTGTAACCTTGAATAATCCAATGATGTTAGAAATGTCAGATATGTCAGCCCACTATAATGGAGAGGTAGCTTGAAATGGCTATCTGTGTAGGCTGCATCCACTGCTCGCCAATCGTGAGCGATGACTTATCCGTCCAAGCTAGGGCGGAATGTGTCATACACCCCGAATATGGGATATATATCCTGTATGGGAATGGATGCGAGGAGGTGGCTTGAGATGAACTTTGATCAAATAACCATCTTAGTAGGCGATGTGACGGGCTTCTTACCATTGAAGGCAGTTGCTGAAAAGCTCGCTGCTTCCCATGTGATGAGCTTCAAAAATTCATTCGGAGAATGGGCTGGATATAGCCCATCTAATGGACTGTATTGGGTTGCCGGGAAGGACTACCCAAATGCCCAGGCTGCTGCTCAAGCAATGGTCGGGCAGAAATGGTCTTTCGTAGATATGTGTATCGATGAAGAACTGTAGTACCAAAACCTTTTTATACTACTAATTTAACTATTATTTTGTTAGTAAGGCAATAGGGTTCTCCGATGTTTCCAAGTTGTTTTATTAACATTTTCAGGGGCTATAGGGAACTGGTGTGCGCTCCGTGCCAGGAATGGGTGGGAGTACGTCTTAATTGACGGCTAACGGAGCCCTTTAAAATATAATTTGGTCCTGTAACTCATGTCGGCAAGAGTCTGGTTGCCTAGGCTGCCAGCGAAGTTGGTTCAATTCCAGCCAGGATCATTTAATAGGAGATTGTAACCAAAAACTTTAAATACTCCTATTATAACGAGTAAGTTGTAATAATACGACTTTGAGGCTAATTTGGTCATTTAGAGTGTACCGTTAGCCTCCAATTATATTGTAAAATAAGGAAAGGTATCAAATAATGAGTAATAGTGCATGGGACGAGAAGATCGTCATTAAGGGAAGCGGCATCGCTGAGGGAACATACGAAGTTACACTCAAGGACATTATTAGAGAAGAAAAGGTCGTCCAGTTCAGAGAAGGTCTTCGATCCAACAGCAAAGGCATTGTTGGTAAGGAATATGCTAGTTTAGATGACAGTCAAAAGGCTATCGTAGATGCAGTAGGCGATGAATTTTGGCCACTTGGTCCTAACGACAAGGAAGCTCGCAAGAAGACTGCCTTCGTAACACATTATCGATTTGTGTTCACTGAACCTAAGTCTGGTTCTGACTTGAAGTTTGGAGCAGTATTCCCGATTGACCTATACGACGCTGCCGGGAACAGAATGGGTGGCGGCAAAGCCTTTACAGACTTCATTACAAGGGCAACTGGCGTTCCAGTGAATCCCGGTGACGAGTTTGCCCTCAAGGACTTCTTTAAGCCTGGAGACGAATATGTACTCGACGTCGTGACCAAGAACAACTTCAAGGAAATTGATCCGAAGTCGATCACCAAGAAGGAGCTAGCAAAGCCCATCGTTAAAGGCGTAAATGCTTTGTCAGATCGAGCCAAGCAACTATTGGAGTTCCTGAAGGCCAATTATCAGGGTAGACCTAAGAGAGATATCCTAGACCTTTATGGTAGCGGTCAGTTCGGTTCCTACCAGGAGACAACTGCAGCCTGGCAAGAAATCATGAAGAATGTAACGTACACCAAGGATGGCAAGACCTTGGATTTCAGTGAGGCTTAAACCTTCCTCACTTTTCCAGAGGTTTTATGCAAGTAGTCATTGATGTTCCAGACACTGACTTAGACTTCATTAAGTCAGAACTATGCTTGCAAAAAGAAACAATCCAGGAGGGAATATCTAGAATTATTATAACCGAAATTAAGAACCGACGGTTCCTAATTGAATTGAAAAAATGAAAATAACACATTAAAATTATTTTTCGAGTTATTATGACTGATAATACGAATCTTGAAGTTAGTATTCCAGAAGGAGAAGTCACATATCCGCTTCTGGTATCTATTTATGCAGATACGAAAATTGGCAAAACATACTTCGGTGCTTTATTCCCCAATGCCGTTGTTATTGACTTTCCGCCTGCTAAGTTTTCCTTTGGAAAAGTTGAATTGGACCAAATTGCCCTGAAACGAACTGTCGGCGAAGGTTTCCGGTCGATCTTTAAACCGGTTCGAAAACCTGATGGAACGTTGGCCTGGCAACCAAAAATTGAAAACTTTGACTACCGTAATCAATATTACTTCCCGAAAAGTTGGGAAGATTTCCAGATAGCGTTGGAAAAGATTAAGTTCTATTCTGAAGATGTGGCACTTACTCCAGAAAACGGCAAAGTTTGGGTAATTCTGGATGATTCAGTACGGTGGCGAGCAATCGAAGTCTTGCACTACCTTAAAGTTAATAAAAGAAAGTGGCCATCCCAGCCAGAATTTGGTTTAATCACTCAAGCAATGGCTAGTCAAATAACAGCAATCCAGGATTTTGCTAATGTTGCAGTGATTCATAGAACAACTCGAGAATTCGAAACCGGCAATAAAATTCCCTTGATTTATCCTGCGTCTACTGACTTTAATTCTGACGTTAGTATTGAATTGATTCACAGAGATGTCGACGGTAGTGGTAAAAAGCAGGTAGCTTTGATCCATAGTACTGGCCATAACTTCCCGTGCAACAATCCTGATTACCAAGTGGAAGTTATTGATCCAACTCCTGAAGAAGTGTTAGCTGCCGCTAGAATTCCTAGATTATTATGGTAATTATAATTATGGGAAGGTAGATTATATTGACAGTAAAAATAGAAATAGATTGTCCTTGTGGACATTCAACTATTTTTGAAATCAAAGACAACATTATCAATGAATTTATATGCGAAAGTTGTAAAACCCACTTAGCCTATCTAGGACCTCACTATACCATGAAATTCTATGATAAGAAATTTCCTGTTGATAATTGGAGGGTTGTCCACGAACCTATAAGAATTCCTATAGCAGTAGCAAGACCACATTATGTCCAACCAGAATGGACTGGTGCGACAGATACTACTTGGTACACATCTTCAGGAACTGCTTCGACTACTTGGACCCGAGTATGATCACTGTCGATACGCGTGAACACCTTATTCCTCAGATCAAGGACTTATTAGTCACTAAAATAATCGGAGAAGATGTTCCGCAATTCCAATTTCATTGTTTGCCTCTAGCTGATTATTTAATAGAAAATTCATCCCATAATATATTAATTGAAAGAAAGTCCATTGCCGACTTTTGTGGAAGCTACCGCGAATTGAAATCAAGACTTTCGAAAATGCGGAAATGTGACTTTGAGCGAATCGGCCTCCTATTAGAAGGAACTTATGTCGTCGCAAATGGTCAAGTCTTCCTAAATGAAAGTGGCCAACTAAAACCCCGAATGTCATATAAGGCAATGTCTAACTTTTTAACTCACCAGGAAGAGTTAGGCGTGCGTCTCTACCATACAATGAACCTGGAAGAAACTATTTGGCGACTAATTCATATTCATAATTACTTGCCAAAGTTAGATGTTCCAAATCCTACCATTAAAGCAGGATCGGCAGTAGAATGGCTATCAGAACTCCCAGGATTGGGTCCAGCCAAATTAAAGTCTTTGCAAGAAACCTATAAAACGCCATTGGATGCTATTAATGGTCTTCCGACTTCTGTTAAAAAACTCTTGGAGGAGTGGTGATATTGACTGAAACTGAATATTACTGTCTTTGCATAACAGTACCCGAAAATTACTTAGATAAAGCCCAAACTATTATAGAAAAGTATTTATATTCCGGAATTAATTTACATTATGTTAATCCATTTAAGGAAACCCGTTTAAAAAATTACCATTGTGATATTATTATAAACGGCGTTGGTATTGCAGCTTGGCAGCATACTAATAAAATATTTAATGTTATAAAATCAGAAATTCCGGAACATGTTCTAGGAATATACGAAGGTTACGAACATAATCGAGTAAATTTTGGTAATAGACTCTTAAAGCATGTTACAATGGCATAAGTATGTCCGAAATTATATTAATTTGCCAGAATTGTGGTAATACGACCATAGCCGAAGAACTAATAGATTCCGATAATAATTTTATGTGTTTTGATTGCAGAAAAATCCAGTATGATATGAAAAGAATGAGGTAACGATACCATGAAATATTATATTTGTAAACTCTGTGGAAGGTTAACCACTGACCAAGAAATCACTATCGAATGTGAAAATGGCGGTCAGCCTTCCTGCGACTGCCAATATATGCAATTGAGTTGGGACTCTTCTTATCAGAAGTTCGAGCCAATTTATCTCCGTTATTGGGAAGAATGGCATGAAATTCCAGCTAACGTATATGAATCACTAAAAGAAGAATCTAATACTGTCAAACGTCTCTGGATGTTAGCTACAGTACCAAACGATGAGTTAGAAACATGATACTCAACATTATAGGAATAGATATGTTATGAAAGCAACTGAACTAATAGGAAAAGTTGCAATACGAACAAGACCAACTAACACAATTAAAGACCATTCGTATACTGATCACCCAATTAAAGTTATAACTGCTACAAATCATTGCATAACATTTGAATATGCAGATTGGTGGCACAGAAAATATATGGATACTAGACATCACCATTTAGATAGTGACTTTTGTGATGATAATTGGATAGAATATAACGGTATTTGCGATAGTTACGATATTGCAAAATGTCGTGAACAATCCCAGAAAGAAGAATATTTAAGACGTTCAATAAGAGGCTACTAAATTTTTAAAAGGTCTTATAATGAAAATTCCCGCAACTTCAATTACAGTACGTTGGCATGATGGCTTCAAACGTACCTATTCCATTAAGGAATACGAACCAGGTTCTGACCATCTATGGATCAAGGAAACCTCCGATAACGAACTTTGGATACCCACGAGGTCAGTAAGGTGGTTTAGTCCAGAAAATAACGATTATATTCATACTCATACCTTTACAACCGAACCAACAGAAAACATTAACTATAATATTTCAGAAGACGAAATGTATAAAGCAATGTATGATAGAATTCGAAAAGACTTTAATCGGAGGACGTATTTATAATGTCAGTACTTCTAGGAAAATCATTAAATGATAATAAAATTATCGAAGGTCTAATCGATCCTTCCAAACAAGTTCAACCAGTAGGCATTGATTTGACCGTTCAGAAAATCGAAGCTTATAATAGTCGTGGCACTATCGATTTTGACAATTCTAAGAGACAATTACCCCATCTACATGAACCAGGCAAGATCGATAAATATTGGCTACTTCCGAAGGGAGCCTACTTAGTCACCTTTAATGAAGTCGTTAACGTACCAGGAAATGCTATGGGCATTGCAAGACCAAGATCAAGTTTGCTTAGGATGGGTGCAACAGTTGAAACCTCAGTTTGGGATCCCGGATATGTAGGACGTTCTCAGTCAATGCTCGTAGTTCATAATCCAAATGGTATCCAAATATATGAAAATGCTAAGTTGATTCAAATTGTCTTTATGACTACCGAAAAAGTTGCTGATGTACTGTATACTGGACAATACCAAAATGAGAACCTCTGAGAATGTTAGAAATTCTCCAACCATATTCTGACATTATTTTGTCAGTTTGTTCTATAATTTTTAGCATATCGTTGTTTCCAACGATCTATCATAACTATAAAAACCATTTATGTGAAATACCGTTTAGTACTTCTTTGCCAACATTCTTTGGAATGTCAATGGTAACTATGGTTTACATAGCCAATGATTTTGAATTAGCAACTATAATTGGTTCTATAACAACATTAGCTTGGCTAACCATTGCAATTCAAAAGCATAAATATTCGGTGTAATATTATGAATAATATTAATTGCCAACATCCTAAAATTGTTATTAAAATGGGTCCGATTTCAGGAAAGGCCTATTGTAGAATCTGCAACGCAGAATTGAGTTCAGACAATCCAACCCTGGTAAGCTATGTTGTCCCAAGATAACATTATAAGAATCGCAGGAACATCCACTTCGACTATAGATGGCATCGGTCTATCTTATAATATTTTTTTCCAAGGATGTTCCCATTATTGTCCTAACTGTCAAAATCCAGACTTACAAGATTTCCTGGGAGGTTACGAAACTACAGTAGACGATATTATTGCCCATATCAACCAGAACCTAGACTTTTATGATAGTGTCGTACTAACAGGTGGTGACCCTGTTGACCAACCAAAAGCTTTATATAGTACTTTAACCAATATAACTATTCCAACTATTTTATATACTGGTTATTTATTCAAAGACATTCCGGACCACATCAGAAAATTATGTTCTATTATCGTGGACGGTCCTTACATCCAGAATCTTGCTTTAAAAGGTTCGCCATCGTCTTCTAACCAAAAAATTTATTTTAACACGTTGAAACTTACCAAACAACAGATATTCTATTTTATGGTAGGTCATAAAACCGAACAATATTATAATTTTTAATACGGAGCTCTATTAACATGCGACTAGAAACAACTTTTTCAGAATCATTTGATGATTTATATAATCAATATAATAGATCAGAATCAGGTAAAAAACTTTTATCAATAGAAGGCATAGATAGAACATCGCTTGACATCGGAGCAATGTCTCGTAAGTACTTCACAGAAAATTTAAGCGACATTTCATTAGATGCTAATTCTAACAGCAATGACGAACTTTCGCAAAACAATTATGCGTCTGAGATAGTAAAAGGCCTTTCTAAACTAAATTCCTATTATCTTTTATACCATTATGCTACAGGTAGGTTTGGACAAGATCGCGCCAACGAACTCTTGACTTCAATTTTAGACGGCAATATATATTTCCATGACGCCGCATCAGCTCAAATTCCGTATTGTATGGCCTACTCAACATCATTTATAATGTTTGATGGTCGTCAATATGGTCAACTATATAGTGTACCGCCTAAAAGAGCTAATTCATTTTTAGCTCAAGTAACAGAAACCACGATGGACCTTAGCCAATCTTATGCTGGCGCAATAGCCATATCAGACCTTATAGTGAATTTCTGTTATTATGCCCAAAAAGAACAATTAAGTGATTATAATATAATCAATCTCTTCCAACAATTCATCCACGTAATGAGTAATAAATTTAGAGTAGGCGGACAAAGTCCCTTTACAAATTTAAGCATATTTGACAGACCAAACTTACAAAAAGTATTTGCATCCCACATTTATCCGGACGGTTCCAAACCCGACATCGAATATATTATTCATGTCCAGAAATTGTTTGCAGAATGGTTTGCAAAAGGAGATCCTGTTAGCGGATTACCATATCGTTTCCCGATCGTAACTCTTAATATAAGTTGCGACGAAAACAAACAAATTATTGACCAGGAATTCCTGGAATGGGTATCAAACGTTAACTTGGCTAAAGGCACGTTCAACATTTACGTTAATAGCGGCGAGAAGCTTGCGTCATGTTGTCGACTCATCAACGACGAGAGTAGAATGCTAGCTCGCGTAGACTCTTTTGGAAACGGCGGCTTGAACCTTGGCTCTCATAGAGTGGTTACTGTTAACCTTCCTAGAATTGCTATAGAATGTAATAATGACATTTTTGGAAAGTTCTTTAGTATCTTGGAAACACGATTAACAGAATGTCGTGATCTTTTACAAGTTCATCGGGAAGAAATCTTACATCGCCGTATCGATCAAGGTTTCCTGCGTTTCTATAAACCATTAGGTTGGTTTACCCTTAGCCGGATGTTCAGCACTATAGGCATTATCGGAATCTATGAAATGTGTGAATTCCTTAATTTGGACATTACTACATCTGGTGGCCAAAACTTCGTGAAACATGTCCTAGAATTCATTGAAGCATTTGCCATCAAAACAAGTCAGGAAACTGGTAACTCTTTCAACGTTGAAGAAATTCCTGGAGAGTCAGTAGCAACTAAGTTCGTCCAAAAAGATCGAATATTATTTGGAGAAGATAAGATCCCCTTCGAACTCTATAGCAACCAGTATTTGCCTCTTATAGCTAATGTATCGTTACCAGACCGAATAACCATTACCGGCAAATTCCAGGATATACTTTCAGGCGGTGGTATCCTCCATTTAAATATTTCCGAACAAATTACTGACCCACAAATCATGAAAAAGCTTATAATGTATTCGGTGTCAAAAGGCGTCAGTCATTTAGCCATCAATTATGGCTTCGGCATATGCGAAAATGGTCATACAACAATTTGTGGAAATTCTCCGAAATGCTTGATATGTAATTCAAACATAAGTAGTCATTTGACACGTATCGTGGGGTATTTTACGAAAACCGAGTCCTGGAACCATACCAGACGTGAATTCGAATTTCCACGCAGGAGGTTTTCTTAACTATATTTTTTATAATGTGCTAAACCCATATTTAGCCAATACTTTTAAATACTCAAAACTAAATGGCTTTATAACGAGGTGATAGTAATTTGAAATATCGTGAAATGCAAGATCGATTTAAAGCGACCGTTGGAGACCGCGTTAAAATTGTCCATAAACCAACCCACCACGAAATTGACCATATCTGGATGAATGGCTGGGTAAACGAAAAAATGGATCCTACTGTCGGACTAATTGGTACAATAGTTGATATCCATAATAGTGGAATACTTGTCAGTGTACCTGATCATCCAGGACCTTCTTGGCAGAAAGATTGTTGGGCATATCCATATTTTGCATTATCCATTATAAGGTGATTATTATAACAACTACTAAAGAGTATCTTCAAAATTGTGAAAGGTTTGGCGCGAGAGTAGGTGACCGAGTAACTGTAATAAAAGCATATAAAGGAGATTCAGGTGGTTGGGACAACAGTTGGCCTGATGGGATGAACAAATATATAGGTCGTTCTGGTATAATAACTATGATATCACGAACCGGTCATTACATAGATTTCGAAGATGGTAATGGATCATCATTTGGATTTCCGTGGTTCAGCTTAAAAATAGTTCGGTGACATTATGAAATTCTACAAAAAGTATCCTAAAGCCAAACTTCATGAAGAAGTTGAGCCGAGCATAGTAAAGTTCCGGTATCTAGAACCTTGCTTGCATTGTAGAGATTTAACTGAATTCTGGCAAATAGATTTTAACGCACCATTCTGCAGTCATGAATGCATAAAAGCTAAAATCAAGGAGATGAATAAATGTCATTAGATGATATATTATGCGTATTATATGCATTAATGCTATCACTTAATGCAATATTAAATATTGCTATAATAGTGTTAATGGCAATATTATCAATACTATTATTATATATAATACATATAATGTTAACATTAGTAGGTGCGCTATGTTAAACGTTTCAGAGATCATAGGATCAGGTTTTACATTAATTGCTTCCGACATGACGTTCGATGAATCTAGGGATCAAACTTCTATTAATAGTATGTTCCAAGAAATCCAAACAACCCTTAATAAATATGGTTTCGATATTTCTATAGTAGCCAACCAAGAAGACGCAATGAGGTTCCAAGGCCGACTATTATTCGACTTAATGTTCAAAAAACTTGACAAACTAATTCAGGACGATAATAATGTCTAAAGTACCTTTCAACAAAATATGCAAAACTTGCTTAGAAAATTTAAAATTTCATATTTTAGACGAAGAAGACGTAGCATATCTTGTTAAATCTATTTGCAATTCTTGCGAAAAATTTGGAATATGTAACAGATGTTGCAGAACGTGTCCTGATCAGCGTTTTCATTTTCCAATAAGTTCTATGAGTTTCACGGAACTTATAGATATAGAACCCAATTATATAGATAATAATATAAATTATACTGTAACATATTCAGATAGTACAACACAATTATAGGACAAACAATAATGTCATACGAATTTGATAAAACAGAAATCGACCAATGCATTGAATTTCATCCGAAGACAGGAGAAGTCATTGCTGTCAATAATAATGCTCTTGCGCAATTAATACTTAATAATATGCCGATGGCTACGCTAGTCGAGACCAAAGAAATTCTAGTATATGCTAGAGGTCACTACGTTCCAAATGGTTTGGAAATCATTCACCGCACTTTGGTAAATTTATTAGCGCCATATAGAAAGCAAACCGGACAAACCGTTTACAGCAGTCACCTCTTAAAAGAAGTTATAGGCATCATTCAGGGCATGACCTACGTCGAAAGTAAGGTCTTTGACAGCGACGAAAACATTATAAATTGCAAAAACGGCCTCTTAAATTGGCGAACAGGAGAATTCAATAAACACTCTCCAGACTATTATAGTCGAATCCAATTAGACGTTAATTACGACCCAGAAGCAACGTGCCCAAACATCCATGAAATGTTTAAGACGATTTTGAGGCCCGAAGACTTTCGAAAAGCCTTAGAGTTTATAGCATACTGTCTTTATAGAAGGTACCCCATTCAAAAGGCGTTCATCTTGCTGGGACCTGGTGGCACAGGCAAATCTCACTTCATTGATGTTATTAGGGCCATGCTGAGTGACGAAAACGTTAGCTCTACATCAATGCATGACCTGGAAGAAGATCGATTTGCTTCCAGCGACCTTTATAACAAACTCCTAAATGAAAATGGCGACCTTTCGCAAAACACTTTGCCAAATGTCAACGTTCTTAAGATGCTTACGTCAAACAAAGACTTGATTCGTGCTCAAAGAAAGGGTGAACGAGCCTTTGATTTCGTGAACTTCGCTAAAATTATATTTGCAGCTAATAAATTACCACGCGTCAAGGACGACACATCTGGCTTCTATCGTCGCATTGAAATTATACCCTTCGAACATATATTTACCGAATCCGAAAAGGAAGAAGGAGCTGACCGTCTACAGAAAGTCCAAACTCCAGAAGAATTAAGTGGCCTCTTGAATCTAGTATTGCCGTATTTAGAACCCTTATTGGAAGCAGGCCGCTTCAGCAATTCTTTTGAGGTTTCTACTGCCAAAGACCAGTATAAACGACAGTCAGACCCAATAGCCACGTTCGTTGAATTGCATATCAAGGAAGTAGCCGATGAATGTGTGGCCAAGGAACGCATTTACATGGAATACGTAAAGTTCTGTGCTTTAAATCACGTAGAACCCTTACATCAAGTCCCGTTTGGCAAGATCCTGAAATCTTGTATTCCATGGTACTTATCTGGGATCCGGAATTTTGGAGACTGTCGACATACCGCATTACTAAACACCATGATAATTCCTGTAACATTTGAATAGAGGTCACAATGAAAATACATTCAATTTCTATTACAAAATCTGCTAATATAGAAAAATTTATAGCAGAACCATATAATCATGGTTGGTATTGTCCGTACTGTGGTGAAAAATTAGAACCATTAAGCGGGCACTTTCACGAAATAAGTCCTCCAACAATTACCGGACTTGTAGAAACATACGAAGAACTACCTGATGACCTTATCAATTTCATGGAATTTATATTAGATGATAAAATTAAATTTATGTTTAGTCCTTTTCGAATAACCTCCTCACAGTTAGATCCAAAAGAATTAAATACTAGATATAAAATAGTATCAGAATATCCTCGTAATAATAAAACCTTTATATACGAATTTATGGCAGGAAAATGCACTGAAGAATTCTTAGGTGAAGTATGACCAATAATTATGATACTTATCACAATTACGACAACATCATGGAAACTCGTAAATGGGCATCAGAAATTCCTGATCTGGATTTCGACCCGTTCTGGAAAGTCAGGGTTGTTCCACCATTCGGAGGAGCAGTAATAAGATTTTATGTCAAAAATCCCTTTAATAATAGATTCGTATCGGTGTATTTAGACTGCTATGGTCATTTAGGAACCGTTGACGAACCTTACTGGGAAATCTATCCTGATAAAGACGGCGATGCATCCCGCTTCAGTTTATATGATACTGTAGACCTTCTTAATGGAATTCGAGCATCCTTGATACACGAAACACAGGAGATCTCCACTAATGATATTAATACCACATGATAAATTAGTTGAAATAAAATGTCATATAACTTGGATGACTTCTGATTATCGTGGTAGCCTTGTAATTTCGCAGCCGTATAAAGCAATGAAACACTTGCTAACTGATAATATGCCAATAAATGCAATGATATGTAGCAGCGATGATAGGTCTATTATATATCCAAATATAAGCATATGTGGCATAGATCAACATTTCAACTACAATGATTACAATGATTATTCGGTTACTATGACCTTTATGATCATTCCATGGTGATTTAAAATGCCCAAGATTGTTTTCGAAGATAAATTGGATCCTATTAAGTGTTCGGAAGTCGAACAACATCTAGCAGTATATTATACTTCCGAACCACAAGTAATTTTCCGAGAAGGACAGCAAATGACTTTTTATAGTACTAGTTATCTACCTCGTACTGTCATAGACCACTCAATATTTATTTCAAAAGACGACAAAAACCGTATCCGACCTAATAGTCTATTTCGAATAATTAATGATTCTAATAAATCTATATATTCAAAGTGCCGAATAACTCATATGCAAGACGAAAATAATTTAATTAAAATATGTTTTACGTCACAGCATATTTCATTAAGAGCAAACTTCCGTCGGCAAGAAACGATATTATTTGACACGTCTAACGTACCAGAAGTCGACCATATAAATTGTCGTTGCCATAGTCATGAATCTTATGACTTCCAATATTCTGAAGTATAACCAAAAACTATTTAAACCTTCGTACTAATCACTAAGTATGAAATATAGAATAGCAATGTTGTTCGGAGATATAGTTTCAAGATCCGAACTAATAAATTCCTACGAATCTTGCGTACAAATCATTAAGGACGGACCAACCAATCTTGTAAAGTCTATCTGGATCGAGGCAGTAAGATGACCGAAAATACTTTATTAAGTATTTTGGGTGATAGTACCCAACGACTATTCAAACGCATCTTGGAACGCAATAAAACCCGTATAGTGACCGTCGACGACCTAATCGAATTTGCGGAATTTGACCGCCAAAACGAAATCATAGATTCCATACAGGAATTGAGAGGAGCTGGATTACTCGAAGCTAAGTCTGCTGTCAATCATAGTAGGTTTGCTACTGAATTGATTCCAGTCGGCGGCAGAACGTGGGCTAAAGGCAAGCCTGAAACCATCAAAACAACCATAATTGCAAAGCCAAAACGGAGGTGATTTATGTACGCAGTTCCTAATATAAAATTAGAGAAAATACCAATTTTTGATGAAAGTAATAGAACAGTAACAATTCAAACCGGACATAATTCGCATAAACTTACGTTTCCGTGTATCACCGTAAATATAAATGATATGTTAAAATTATCTAATTGCAATTTTTCTATATGTCGAAATGACGGTCGAATAATACATAATAATTGTATATTAACAAATGTTATTCATCATGTAACTAAAAACAAACTTCATATAGTATCGTATTCTGGTGATAGGTAATGCAATTAAATAAAGACAATGCTAATTTAATACGATCATTTATGGAACTAGATATAAATAATCTTCCGGATATATTAAAAGCAGGATTTTCGCTAAACAAAGAATTAATAGAAGATTTATCACTCGACCTAGATTCTAAAGTTATTATTATAAGAACTACAATATCATTTTATCAAAAATATTTTACTATGTATACCAATTACGAAAGAGACTATAATAATCTTATTGATTTTATATCAGATATTAACTTTATTATAGTTGCATATAAAGTTTCCTGCGATTATTATGAACTGGGGTGATTACTAGTGAGTAACTGGATATCAGTATGGGCAGTACCAAGTAATAAAATAACGTATATTCCAGCTAAGTATAAAATAGATCTCATAGGAAATCATATCACCAGATATATAAAAGTTGATAAACAACACCTTCTTAATATATCTTATTCAAGTTTTTATATAATCTTACGAAAAAATCATATATTAATATACAAATATATGGTACATACTATTAATCATCCTAAACCAACAGATACGGAAATAATCGCAGAAATATTGCCGATTGTTTAACTAAACGGAGTTGACATATATTGACTTGCATAATAGCCCTTCGAACACCTTCTAATATGATAATGGCTGCGGATCGTTGCCTGACATATGATCAAACCTTCCGGGAGATCAGTAATCTGCCTAAAATCATTAAATTGTCTGATAACGTGTTGATAGGAGGAGCAGGTAACTGCCACGAAGGTTCTTTGGTTGATAATTATTTTGAATTACCGTCAAATAATTATGACTCCAATTATAAATATGTCGTTAAAGGTATAGTACCTGCTATCAAAACCATCATGGACTCCAATAATGTATTAGGTCATGAATTGGAATGTCATAGAATGGACGCTAATTTCCTGATAACAGTTGACAATGAAATATTCCGAGTTAGCTATGACTATGGCGTAACAGCACATAAGTCTGACTATATCGCAATCGGAAGCGGCCGAAACTATGCCCTGGGGTCTTTGCACACTACTGATGGTTTCGAGGAGTGCTTTGGAATGACATCAAAAGCTCGATTAATGTTAGCGTTGGAATCTGCGGAAAGATTTTGTCCGGAAGTTATGCGGCCGTTTGATATGTTAGAGGTGACGTTGTGAAAAATATCTGGAAACGTATATTTTAAAACCGGTACGTTGACAGAATTTGGCTTGGCAAGAAACATATGTACGGCGTACGATAGATTCATGGAGTCACAAAATGTTAATTAGGTATTCTTTCCGAAAATGGCTTAATAGTCATATGCCAGATTTTGTATTTCGTTTTCAAAATAGGCATCGAACCCACGACAAAACAATAATCATTATGGTTAATTCAAAGGTTCAAGTGCCGCTGGACTTATTAGATCACCTTAAAAAAGTACATCCTCGCATGTGGTACGATGACGAAATGGACGGATTGTTCTTTGCTACCTATGACTATCTTACCAGAAATATGAAGTACGTGGTAAAATTAAAACATCATAGAAATAGCGATCTAATGAGTGCCTTCATACAAGATAAAATATTTAATAAAGAATATAAAAATTATGAACCAACAGATCAAGGAGAAGCATATCTTTTAATCAAGTCATATAGGTATTTTATCAAATATGGTAGTGCTCCAGTAAGTTCAACTATACCGTCATATTGCACCGGGACCTATTTAAGAACTTCTGAGTACAACGGGTATATGTATATGGATTCATATGGCAATACGCCGCAGTATTAACGGCAATAAAATAGTATTTTCATCAAAAAGAAAAAGAAGTTAGATGAAACTCCTTTTCCTTTCCGACGGTTTGGGGACAATAATAAAACGTTGTTCTACTATATAAAGTTTTTGGTTGAAAACCGAAGTTATAAAACTATTTTTGAAATGGTGCCGGTTTCTGAATAATAGATTTGTTTGATTTTAGCATGTTGGATTAATTTCATGCAATTATGACACGGCTTAGCATTTCCGAAGTTTTTCCGAAATACAAATATGGATGCATTGTAAAGTTCGCGCCTGGAACATCCTATAATGGCGTCTTCTTCGGCGTGGATGGAAGATCGAAGTGGCTTAACGTCATAATGTCCACAACAGAGCCACCTATTATATCCAGTATTAATTATATCCAGTATTAATTATATTGTATTTTTTATCAAATATAATAGCGGATAAATGATAACGCATCTCACTTTTTTCAGAAAGCTTAATAGCGAGCTTTATAAGTGATTCCGGAAGTTCTTTAGACACTATTCCTCGAAAATCTTATTATAATGCTCGTCAGGATACCTTTGTAAATATAACGACTTAGGATATGTTAGTCCATTGTCCAATAATTTATAATTTTCAATTAATTTAGTGGTTTTCATTTTTTCTGCAATTTCAAACAATTTAATATTTTCGCTACTATGAGTAAGCGTATTAGCCAATTTTTGTAATTCATTTAAGTATTTTTCATAGACTTCTTTATACGTGGACAATGTTATACCTCCGAAATTGCATTCAATAATAGATTTAACATTATTATCATCCAGCAGAAAAACATTATTATAAATATGACTTCTAGTATAGTGAATAAATGTTCTGTAGTAGTTTTATTAAATATTTTATATTTATTTTCAATTAAGTCAACATTGGAATAACTAACATTGTAATGAGTTATTTTATGGTTCTTTTTCATAGTTTCCAAGATTTCAGAAACTCTAATATTATTAAACCGATGGTCAGAACTATCTGCTACTCTTTTGATTTGTCTATAATATAGGAAACGTGGCTTCAAAAAAATTAAGAAACGTCTAAGCATGTCCACCAACAAAGATGACGTCACCGGTTCCATTTGGGATGATAATCTTTTCAGGCTTTTGAATAGCATCGATATTTTCAAGCCATCGCGTACCTTCAACGTCCTTTAAAAGCTCTATTGGAACGTAGACTAACCAATCTTCATCACCACCGTATTTCGACAATTTCTTATACTTTTTTGGAGCTGTTAACCATGTCCAAACCTTAATCATATTTGGCATAATATTTGGTTAATTTTGGAGTATATAAACCTTTTGGCAAAAGGTATTTATAGGAAGGATACTAATAAGTAGTTTGGTGATAAGACATGAAAATAAATGATGTTACCATTATGACGTTTGATGAGTTTCATGACCTAGTACATAAAGAATATCCTATGTTAATACCAAATAAAGAACAATTTGATCGTCCATGTTTGTATATCAGCAAAGAAGATATAATTCATTTAAATGATAACGAATTTTGTATGAATCAGTTATGCTGGTTATATGATACTGGAATATTTTCACCTGGATTTTATTTGGATACATATGATGTGATTGATGCATTTGTATTATTAGTGGATTTTATAAAAAGAAACTTATTACCAATGACTGATTATATATTCGTGACCAAGTATCATAGATTTGAAAGAAATAAACATCTATAAGGTACTACTATTTACTATTTTTAGTAAAACCGTTATTAGTAAACAACTCCAAGTCATTATAGTATTTTCCCTATACTACTAAACTATTAAGGACTATTTCATTATTAATTTTAGTTACCATATTACTATATATTCACTATTAGTAACTACTATTATACTATATATTATACTATATACTATTATATATACTATAAAGTAGTATATAATACTAATAAAAAAGACAAAAATTTGGACAAAAACTTACTTTTGAAACGTTTATAGCCAAAACCTTTAAATACTCCTAAAATAATTGCTACTTAGATGAAATTAGGAGGAATTAGTATTCGGGATAGTTTGAAACGACTCTACGACCAAAAAGCTCCACCAACGACGTTCCAGGCTGTGATAGGCTGGCGCAGGAATAACATAAGGTTTGGAGGGAAAATTGCAATTCAAAAGTTGCTTAAGGACATTAAAAGTAGCGATGGCCTGATAAATATTGACCACCTTATATTAACTGTTGGTAAGGAAATTCCAGCAGTACCAATTGTTTATAGTAGAATCATGCCAAATATGATCATTGAGTTTGAGGCTCTTCCATTTAGGTATACTAGGGCTTCGGATCACACCGATGATTATTCACTTAAAATGACTAAATTGATTTCAAGCAAATTTATGGAGACCAACCCATGTTAGGAATTGGAGATATGGTTATTACTACTTTAGTTACATTGATGGTAGGATCAAAATTACCATACATTGAAGAGCAATACCAAGGAATAGTTGCCTTTTTATGGATGCTGGTAGTATTTTTGGTAGCGTCACTTGAACAATTTGGAGGGATTTAAATGAAAGGTACGTTTAAGGATTTTTATACAGGATATCCGATTAATCCTAAGAAAAGTAATCCTGCTATGGCATATGATTTTTATTTCAGAAAAAAAGATCATAGTACCTGGCTTTATGTAAATAGTTCAAATGATCTCAATGCATTTAAAGAACAAAAAGAAGCTGTTGTATCAAGAAATAGCGAATATCTTATATTAGATGCAAAAACTGGTAAGAAGGCGATTTAAATGGCCATCTGTTGGATAAATAACGTTCGTTATGACATCAACGATTGGGAAGCTGACTTTTCAGACAAAGCATTATGGTCAGAATTTATCCAGGAACTTCAAGAAGAAAATTCCATAATGTCCTCTTCGAGAGACCTTATAAAAAGTCATGATGTCAAAGTCTTTGATGAAAATAACGTACCAGTTGAACATGACGCAGCCATTGAATCCATTGATGGTAAAATTTCAGATAACCAAGATACCATTAACTTTATAAAGTTCGCATTGGAGGGATGAAATGAATACCGGAAATTACATTGACTATAATAATCGTAAGCAAGAAAACTTAACAAAATTAACGTGTCAGGAACTTCTATCAGAAAAAAGTCGTTTAGAATCAGAAATCTATCGAAGAAAGTTTGCTATTGAAAAAGAGATCCGAGATAAGTATGATACAAAGAGGGCGTTATTAAAAGAAACATTTTATAAAATAGGTTCAATGGTAGATATTAAATTTAATCACCATAATTGTTCGCATCTTAGTATAGACATAAGCAAATTGTCTGATGATTATCGACTATTTTTAGACGACAATGGTTATCAGTGTTATTCAAAAGATATATTCGAAATATTTAATACTCGACCAGAAATTGTACTTGCGTTGTTATATGATATCAAAATACGAAAATTAGAAGAAGAGTTAGATGAAGAATTAAAAAATTTATTTTAAATATTTTATTTGGTGATTAGTAATGTCTCGACAAATGGCATCAATAAAAGAAATTCTGGATATCAATGCAATTCCAGAAGCAAACAATATCGAACTGGCAAGAATAGATGGTTGGCAGTCAGTGATCAAAAAGGACCAATTTAAAATAGGCGATAAAATTGTATTTTGCGAACCTGATAGTCTACTACCAGAAAAACCCGAATACGAATTCATGAGAAGCAAAAAATTCAAGATTAAAACTTGTCGACTACGAGGAGTCACTTCTCAAGGAATCTGCTTTCCAATGGATATACTTCCTGAAGGTTCTTATAATGTTGACCAAGACGTTTCCGAACTTCTAGGAATCACTAAGTACGAACCTCCTGTTCCAGTACAGTTAAGAGGTCGTGTAAGGTGTCCAATATTCCGGTTAGCTGTCCCAAAAACCGATGAAATGCGCGTTCAAAACATTCCGGATGTCTTGGAACGTCATAAAGGCAAAGTATTCAACGTAAATGAAAAGTTGGATGGTACGTCAATGTCTGTTTACCTGAATACAGAAACCGGCATGCACGTATGCTCTCGAAACGTTGACTTGGCTCCAGATTTTGATCATAAATATAATGGAGATGCTTATTGGCGATACGCTACGGACCATAACTTAGAAGAAATTCTAAAAACATTAGGTAGTACAATTGCCCTTCAAGGCGAATTATTCGGCGAAGGCATTCAAAAGAACAAATATAATTTAAAGGGTCTGCATTTCAGAGTCTTTAATTTCTGGGACATGATCAATCACTGCTATCTAGAATGTCAAACAATGGTTGATACTGTTGAGGCATTTGGCCTAGGAAAAGACTTTCTAGTACCCAACTTAGGAACGTTGGAACTAAATCATACTGTAGATGATTTGCTCAAAATGGCAGATGGTAGTTCTAAAATTAATCCGGAAACTCTGCGTGAAGGTTTGGTCTTTAGATCACTTCCAGAAAGTACTGACATCAAATTAGGCAGACTGTCTTTTAAAGCCGTCAGCAATGAATTTCTGCTAAAGTATGGAGAATGAAAATGGAAGTAATATTTGAACGAAAAGATCTTGAACGTATATTACAAGAATACTTGAAAAAGAAAACTGGTAAGACATATCGTTTATATTGGATAGATAAATCAAGTGGTAAGATTTATATGAAAAAAGGTGAACAATAGTGCTAATTTTACAATCAGGAAATGTTATAGGTTGCGAACGCAATGGTCATTCAACAATTTATTGCGATGATTGCAATATGATCGATAATGTAGATTGTCCAGCATATAAGTTGCCGGAAAAATCATGCAGAGAAGAGTATGCCAGTCTTATTAAAAAAAGACCGTGCGAAATTAATTCAAACGTGGGAATTAATATACAGTCTGTCTATGAAAACATAGCAGAAGACGTTGCCAAACTTGTGGAATCCAAGCAATTGCAATACGGCGACAGTTTTGGTAATTCATATAAAATTCTAGAAGTCTTATATCCAGATGGAATTCAACTAAAAGATTATCAGGATTTGTTGACAGTTGTTAGAGTTATCGATAAGCTATTTAGGATCACTCGAGGAGATCAAGGCGACGAGTCAGCCTGGAAAGACATTAATGGATATAGTTTGCTTGCGTTGGTTAAAAAAGGCGAATTAGTATGATCAAGGAATTAATTGATCTTACAAAATTTTTTTTAGTAATAGGATACTATGGTTCGTGTTTAATACTTCTAGGATTCATAATCGGAGATATATCCCTACGTTACATTCATTATGATCTAACACCAATATACATATTATGGTTTTGGCTAGCAGGATGGGGTTTATTTGGAGATTGGAAAGAATTATAACCAAAACCTTTATTAACTATTAAGTCACTATATAGTATGGTGATTCGAATATGATACCAAATGTAGTCATTGACTTGCTTCCTATTGAAGCAGTAGGTATTGTAATCGTAATCATGAAAGTTTTATTTGGAGGTGTCTTATGAATAAATTTATTAAATTTTCAGAAATAAAGGATATCAAGCATCCAGTTGCATGCGCAAATAAGCTTTATCAGAATAAAGATATGATATTTGAAATATTAGATAACATTAAACCGGAAGATATTAAAATGCTTAAATGGCTCATACATAATTATCCTTGGACAGTTGGGAAAGATTGCTTAGAAATGTTGAATCGTTATAAACGAATATCTGAATTATTACATGGTGATTAAATGAAAACTTTTTCTTGGCGACGAAGAGATCTAGTTAGGACATATGGTCTTAATCCAGAAACCGTTATGATGATGACTAATGATGATATATTGAATATATTTTATAAAATTACGGAAGGGTTTTAAATGGCTAAGAAACTTATTCGAAAAGAAAAGACTGAACATGTATCTGTCTGTGAATTTTCATCATCCGACGATACTGATGAATATCCTCCGCATCATAGAAGATATTTAGATGATTATGGTTATAATTATTAAAAAAGAGTTACAAAATAATATTTTTTATCAGGTTTATTATGAATTTTCAGAAATACAATCCTTATAAATATTTTCGGGTAGGTCAAGAAAAAGCTATCCAGCAAATGCTTGATCTCTACGAAAACGGTCAAAAAGTCATTGAATTAAATGCTCCAACAGCATCGGGTAAGACCGTCAGTTTATACGTATTCGGTAGAATATTAGAAAAAGAATTTGGTCTAAAAAAAATAATGTTTACGTCGCCTCAGGTTGCATTAATTGAGAATGGAAATCTATTTGACTTACCAAAGCTCGTGGGCAAGCGTAATTATAAATGTAATGCAATCGAAGGCTACACCGCAGAAGATTGTCCTTTCAGTGCCAAGGACGATGGGTTCTTAGCCTGCGAAAAGTGCACGTATCGTTTGGCTAAATATGCTTTTAAAAACTCCGACTTTGGAGCCGTAACCTTCAAAAGGTATTTAGTTGATCCAAGTATCTATTCTGAAACAAAAGGCTTAGTAGTCGACGAAAGTTCGGAACTGGAAGGTCAACTCTTAGACAATTCAACGATAGATTTAGATCTTAATATCCAAGCAATAACCAAAAAGAAAAGAGTTTCTGATCAAATTCCTGAAGTCAAACAATTCCTGTGTAATTTTAACATCAAAGAATATTTAATTAAGCAACGAGACTCCTTGCAAACGTCAGTAAACACATCAGGAAAGTCTTGTAGGGAATATCGAAAAGGTATTTTTGACGGAGATAAACGACGACCTACCAAAGACGAATTAAAGCGTTTAAAGTCTCGCAAAATCGAATATAATAGTTTCCATCGAAAATATATCTCGACGTGTAATGCCCTTCGTTATATTAATTCAGATGTTCCTTATGTGTTAGTAACTGATATTCAAGAAGTTTGGAATGATAAAACACGTCGTAAAGAACAAGCAGTTGTTCCAACTTTTAAGCTTTTAAATGCATATGTGCCGTTTGGAGATTTAGCTGCAAGCTTAAATTGTATTGTTTTGGCATCTGGAACACCAACCACTGATTTAGTAACTTCCAAAAGTGTTTCGGTTAAAGTCGATCATCCTATACCGGTTAAGAATCGCTTAATCTATTATGATCCTGTAGGCTCAATGAACTACCAGAACCGAGAAAAAGTTGCTCCTTTAATAGCAAACCGCATCCAACAACTCCATGACACATATTGTAAGCATACTATCGTGCACTGTGGTTCTTATTATATAGCTCGTCTTATTTATGAGAATTTGCCGGGAGAGCACGTAGTTTGCCAGGAACCAGATTGGCGCGAAGGTTCGTTAGAAAAATGGCAAAAAAAGCAAGAAGGAATATTTCTTTCTGTGAGGTTCGAAGAAGGCATTTCATTAGATGGTCCATCTTATCCAATGAACATTATAGCGAAATTGCCATTTCCGAATTTGGGCGATAGTTGGGTCGAAAGCCGAAACAAACTTGATAATTGGCAATGGTACGGAATGACGACGGCTTGTTTGGTCCAACAAGCTTGTGGTCGAACTACTCGCGGTCCAACTGACTTTTCGGAAACTCATATTTTGGATGGTTCGTTTGGACCATTCTACAATCGAAACAGAAATTTATTCCATAATTGGTTTTCTGAGGCAATTCGTTTCAAGTAACCAAAAAGTATTTAAATAGCCAAACTAATTAGAGTTTGGAGGAATATAAATCAGTAAACTCACCTTAGGCCAAATCAATAAAATATGTGGGCGTAAAGGCATCAGAATAGACTTCGTGAAAAAGTATCTAACTACATTATCAGGAAATCATGACAAAGACTTGGAAATCCTTAATGGCCAAAATTATAACAACAATACAATCAAAGCTTGTAAAGATGGCCTAACAATCTACTATTCAGGAGAAGACAACAATGGCGGCAAACCTAAAACAATTTAGGGTATTGGTAACGTCCACAGGAATCATGGTCGCGGATGTTCTTGTAGATGCTATAAATGCTCAAGAAGCATCTGAAATAGCCAAGGAATCCGTTAAGCCAGAAGATTTTGAAGTATCGCAGGTCGATCAAATTTGTTCAATAGAATGCATGGAGGTCTAATAAATGGTATTAAGCGATGCAGAATTAAAAGTACTCACTGATGGTATTAATTCGGCTCATAATGTGTCGAGTTACGGTTATGAAGTTGCTGTAAAAGGAACAATGATAGATGGAATATCAGTTATCGTTGTATCATTATTATCGTTATTTATTACAATATATGCTGCTAAGAAAGTTAACCAATGGATATCAGTTCAACATGAATTTAGCAAAGAAGGGGCTATATGTTGGAGCTTAGTATTCTTATTAGTTACATATGTACTTAGTTATTTAATAGTTTACCTAATATTTCATGATGCGTTGATGTATATATTTGCACCAGAATATGTAGTTGTTACGAAAATTATGGCAGGAGCAGCAGCTGCCATAACATAATATTTTTCTAATTATAATTTTTAGGAGGCCTAATTATAGTCCGCATAAATCAAGATAAATTTGATTCAATAATAGCCGTTCTATTGAAAGATTGCAAAAATATTTCAGAAGCTAATTGCGATTGTTGTCCGAATACTTGCATACTTTATCAGGAATTACGCGATCAAAATATCGATGAAGTACCTGTTATCCTGAATACGCTCAGGTTGCTTTTCCTGGATGAAATTGTCCTTAGAATGAATGCAATGAAAACATGCCCACGTTACGTTGAATTAACCCCGCCAGAATTTGAGTCCATAATAAGTAACCAGAACCATTTTACATTTAATGCTGATGGTGATTTAATAGCGATTTATTAAATAGGAGGTAATGCAAATGTTCATAACTGATAAGTTATTTGATATAAAACAATATCAATCAAACAAGGAAATCGATTTATATCAAAAGCACATGGCACAAATATGGCTATATGAACGTTGGGCAAAAAGAGCAAACAACCAAATACCAAATTTAGCATCAAGAATATTTGCATTAAGAAATAAAAATTATGTTGGTTGTGTTTTTCATTATAGTATTGAACGCAGTCTAGGAACTATATTAGTAAAATTAAATAATTATGACGACTGTCCGCCAACAAATTTATATATGATGCAACATAGAATTGTAATGAAGGTATCCTTGAATCAATTATTTGAAGACGTGGTAAATGCAGAAAACACTATTAATTGTATCATTAAATGATTTAATAAAAATAGGATAAAATATTATGGTAACTTTTCAATTAATTTCTACAAAATATCGAAATACTCCGTCTGGTCCAGTCATTACTATATACGGCAGGTCAGAAGACGGCAATGCTATTTACCAAGATTTTCATGGACTCAAACCATACTTTTATGTAAGGCCAAAAAATATCGAAACAGTTAAAATGCTCTTAAGTGAATTTCCGGAAATTACTGACGTTTTCGAGGAATATCGGTTTCTGCCTAATGGTTACCAGACAGAACCAATTGAAGTCTTGCAAATTTATGTTGGAAGGCCGGGAGACGTTCCTAGAATACGCGATCAATTATTGGGACACCCTGAAATTCTAGGTATATTTGAAGCTGACGTGTTGTTTGCTACGCAACGGTTTCTAACAAATTATAACCTTTATGGCATGAATTGGGTGGAAGCTACTTCAGATTCAGTGATGTTAGTAGACCGTAAAGACAACGCTCCTATTAGAATACTCGGCATAGATATTGAAGTTTTGCCACCAGAACGAGGCGTACCAGATGCCAATAACGACCCAATAACCATAATATCCATTAGTTTTAATAATGGTAAGAGTATAGTACTAGTAGCCAAGGAAGGTCAATCAACAGAATCCAAGATATTCACTAAAGATGAAAGAACCCTTTTAAAAACCTTCATTGATATCTTCCATAATTATGATCCGGATGTCGTAATGGGATTCAATGACCATAATTTTGACTTTCCATATATAGAAACAAGACTAACCAAATTAAACATTATTAACGATCTAGGACGAGATAAGTCACCATTTGTAATTCGACAATTCGGAGAAACCAAAGAACTTAACATAACAGGTAGAGCCTGTATTGACTTGTTGAGTGCTATCAAACTTAATTATTCTCTTGCATCGTATAGTCTGGAAAACGTTTCAAAGACTCTGCTTAATAGACCCAAATTAGACATAAAAGCTAGTGAAATGCGGTCCATTTGGTTAGGCAACGATTCCAAACGTTTAAATGACTTCATTGATTATGCGGTTAGAGATGCTGACCTACTTCAAGACATTATCAATGAACTTAAATTAGTGGATCGTTATATTGCTATCAGTAGAGAGTGCGGACTACTTCTCCACGAAACAATTAATGGTGGGCAGTCCCGACGCATAGAATCCATGTTATTGCGAGAATTTTATAAGGAAAATCGATTGTGGCCTCTTAATGACAAACATAAAAAACTTGATAAAGTGGAAGGTGCAACGGTATTCGAACCAGACCGCGGCTTACACGAAAATCTTATAGTCATGGACTACAAAAGCCTGTATCCATCTGCGATTAGAGCCTATAATATATGTTGGTCATCAATTATAAATGAGGACAGCCCTAACGTGCCTTCTATAGAAGCTCCTAATAAGGTTTCGTATGTAAATCATATGGTTTATCACGGGATAATGCCTAGAATCCTTACCAAACTATATAATAAACGGGTAGAACTTAAGACCTTAATGAAAAAGGCTACTAATGAGTCAGAACGGCAATATTATGACAATCAACAATATTCAGTAAAGATTTTATTAAATAGTTTTTATGGCTATACTGGCGCGGTAATGGGACGACTTTACGATCCACGATTAGCAAATTCTGTGACGTCGGTTGGTAGGCGTTCGATTGGTCTTACTAAGCAGACGGCCGAAAAACTCGTCGATTGTAAGGTAGTAGGTGGCGACACGGATTCTGTCTTCATTAAATTAAATGCTATTGACAATCCAGACGATGCTTTGAAAGCTTCTAAAATTATTCACGACGAAATGCTTAAGATTTTGCCTCCCCCCATGGAAATTGATTTTGAATGTTTCTGTAAGCGCGCTATTTTGTTTGAAAAGAAACGCTACGCGATGTGGATCTTTGAACCTTCAAAAGATGGTTGGAAAGACCACATGAAATATCGAGGTTTGGAACTTCGAAGGCGTGACTGGGTTCAATTAGTCGGCGAAACAATGGACAAAGTATTCCATTTAATTTTGTGCGAAGGCAAGGTACAGGAAGCCTGGGAACATACTAATAGCGTTCTAAACGATATCAAGAATCTGCGTGATATTCGGTTAAATGAAGACTTAGCTAATAAGTTAATTTTAAGTAGGAAAATCGGCAACATAGACTCCTATAAAAATGTGCAACCGCATGTTACGGTCTATAGAAAAATGCAATCAAGGGGCGAACAACTACCTGGCTTAGGCGATCGTATAATGTACATGGCACTACCAGGAGCTAGTACTGGTAGCATAAGTGAAATGGTTGATACAATAGACCATATAAAAAGTACGGATGGTCGTATAGACACTACTTGGTACATCGAATCACAGGTTAAGCCTCCCTTGGAACGCTTATTCAACGCAGTAGGCATTGATATTAATACTGGCAAAAAGCACCTAAAAGAACAGTCGTTATTTGGTTTTGAAGGCAACCAACCAATAACTACTAATACTTCAAACCAAACTACTAATATAAAGCCAACTAGGAAGGTGGGATTATTCGCATTTCAGTAGATGTAGATTATGAAAAAATCAAACATGAAAAGTCTGTGCAAACCGTAGATGATATTCTAAATATTATTAAGATTTTTCCAGGAATATCATATACAGAAATATATAATACAACTCCTTGCTGTAACGGCAAAGGTATTCTTGATAAGTCGTTAAAAATTCTTGAGGACCAAAAAGAAATATTTAATATCAGAACATCCTCAATGATAATGGAAAACGGAAAAGCATTATCGTCGTTTTATTTCGACAAAAGTTGCCTGGAATTCTTTGAGAGGTGATTATATGATCATCATTAACAAAAATATTAATGACATTATTCCTAACTTCAAGGAGAGCGATATAAAGGATAGTATTATATTATGCTTGTCAACGTTTCCATTTAATACTCGAACATTAAGCATTATAGAACAAACAGAATATGATACTATTATAATGAAAGGAATTCATTTAAATCATGATATTATTGATAAAGAACCACGTCAGTGGGATGCTTATTATAATAATAAAGGAGCCAGGACATTATTGGAATTAATGATATATAAACAACTGGACGCTTATAAGCATGTATATTATATTATAAAAACCATGGCAGAACTATCAAATTTCATAACAGAACATAATCTACAAGATAGCAAGTTTTTAGAATATGTAATATCCAAAAACATTCTAAGGTCGTGAAAACATAGCCGAAGAAATAGAACGTCGATTAGAAATATCAAGAGGCAATAAACAAGCCTTAACAGAAATTCTCCAAGTAGATGGTGATACAATTTCCGAACTCCATATAGTATTTAAGTCTGGTAATATAATGATTATAAGGTGACTAAAATGACAGTAAAACATTTCAAACATTTAAATGAACTCGATGAAGCTCGACTATGGAACTGGATTGATAATCCTTACGGACAATCATTGGTAATTAATGGTCCTGCCGCGTCTGGTAAAACATTTTTGGCTCAATTAGTGTCGTCTATTATCGAAAAGTTATATGACAGGCGTCCTATGATCTATGATAATTGTCAACTAAGTCAAATTACCTTAAATGAACTTTCTGGTAATATTAATATAATTATACAGCTAAATGGTCAACCGACAATTTCAAATAGCATACGATACCTTGACATAACTGTTTATAACCAAAACCTTTAAATACTAGAAACCGTTTAAATATATTTAATGGATAATACTTTTTTAGAAGACCAATACAAACAACTAAATGATATTTTTGAAAGTTATAAAAAGGACATTGAACAATTAGATATAATAACACGTTCCTGGGAAGAATCGGGATGTAACGAAACTGAATTGTCTAATAAAATATCGTCAGAAATTATTAACAAGACTAGTATCGAAATCAAACAAAATGCAGACGGTCAATACTTAATGGAAATGACTTTTCATCCTATTAAGGTTGCTTGGCTCTTAAAAAACCAAAAACTATAAATACTCCAATTTTAATGACTTTAATAGTGAAAATGGAGGTAATATACTTTGAGTGAGTTTGTTAGCCAAGACGAAATGAGTAAGACCGTAACTGCGAAAGCAGACGGTGTGCATAGAGATGCATATAAAATTAGAATTGAGCCTGACCACGATATGATAGTTCGTGGTATATTAGCAACTGTGCCAACACAACCAAAATATCTACGTTTATCAGAAGATAGTGGGTTGCCGGTTGTGGATCCTTCTAGCTTGCATTTAGCACAAAATATAATCGAAGCAATTAGGGTACAACTCAAATCGTGCGCAGTTACTAGGGAATTAAATGAATGCATCCGAGGAGGAAGCATAGTTCGTGTACCGTGTAATATAGCAAAAGGCAGGGATGGCGGTAGTCCTTATCAGCGGTCATATATGTATATAGATGCAGGAGCCGATATTCCGACTTGGTGGCCAAGAGGTCTTAACGAGCTTGGCAAACTTCATGATCTATCCTTTTCAGATTACAAGGATAGAGTAATTGTTACCGAACCAGAAAGAGAAACTCTTACAAGCAAACTCCTTTCGTTGTTACCGGATATGCCTACGCCCGACCTAGTAATTGACGAAGATAAAACACCTGGTACGGTTCCGTATTTGCTACGGGCGTTAAATATGTCTATCAACCGGGAAAATTACGTAAAAATATCAGTGACACTAAATAAAATATTTGGACGTGTTGGTAAAACCCGCAGAAAGTGTAATTGGTCTAATAGGAGTTACACTATATATTATAGAATTTAAACTATTTTCAACCATTTTTTTATTATTTTTAGGAGAATTTAAATTGAAGGATAACGTACCACCATTATCAGAATGGTCATTTGAGCGTTTGAATAGTTTTTACAACGCTTGTGGAAAGTCATTTAGAGCATGTGGCCGCGAATTAGGATGCCACCATAATACATTTAAAAAATATTATGAAATGAAATTTGAAGATAATGAAATGACACCCAGTATGGAAAATACTATTAATACAGCAGTAATTATAGAAAAGCCCAAAAAGACTACTAAAAGTATTAATTCTGAAATATTTCTAGATCCTAATAAGACAAAAGTTGCTGTTCTTGATATCGAGACATCATCATTAAAGTCAGACTTTGGTATTATAATTTGCGCAGTTCTTCACACCTTAGGAACCGACGAGAAATATAAAGTTTGCGCAATTGACTTAGCGAATAAAGATTTATTGTCCGAAGAAAAGGCATTATTGGAAGTACTTAATACCGAATTAGAAAACTATGATGGTGTGGTAACGTATTTCGGAAGTCGATTTGATATTCCATTTATTAGAACACGATCTTTATATCATGGACTTCAGCCTCCGAGTAAAAAACGTTCATTAGATCTCTACTTTACAGTAAAACGTACCACAAATCCAACGAGCCGAAGACTAGAACGCATTAATGATATTCTACGTATTAGTGATCCAGATGCATCTCCTGATAAAACACGCCTAGGTATGAAGGAATGGAATGGCGTGGTCTTTAATCGAGATTCTAAGATGCTTGATTATATTGTTGAACATTGTATAGCTGATGTCAAGATCCTGGAAAATGCAGTATGGCGTTTCAAGGATTTCTTGCCGGAACGAATAATGAGGTGTTAA